CGTCGAGGCTGTTCTGGTCGTGCATGGCGCGGCTCCGGGCGGTACGGGGTGGCGGTATGCAGATGAGCCAATGGTGCACGATCCAGCCGACAACCCGGTCCGATGGCACAGCGAAGGCCCCGGTTGGTCGGCCGGGGCCTTCGAGGGGGCGGGTCTACTTGCCGGCGTTGTTGATGAGCCACTGGCCGTATTCGCGGTCGGCGTCGGCGCGGATGTCATAGCGGTCCCAGCCGACTTCGACGGCCTGCTCGATGGCGGGCTGGACGTGGAGCAGGTAGTGCATGCGGTGCTTGCGGCCGGCTCGCTGGAGGCGGGCGCTGTCGACGAGGAGGTGGACGGCGAGTTCGCGGAGTTCACGGCGGTCGTCTTCGGTGTAGGCGTTCGGGGAGGTGGGGGTGACGACGCCGTTGAGGAAGTCGGGGATGTCGAGGGCGGTGGTCATGGGGTGCTCCTTGGGTTAGAGGCCGCGGTCGGCGGCGTGTTGGGCTGTGCGGTCGAGGTAGAGCAGGACGGGGGCGGGGCTGGTCTGGGCGTCGTTCCAGGAGGGGACGGTTTTGGCGTCGGGGAAGTCGCGTTGGATGGCGTCGAGGAGGAGGGAGGCGGCTGAGGAGGTGAGGCCGCGGTCGCCGCGGGCTTCGATTTGGATGGCGCCGAGGATGCAGCGGGCTTCGGCTTGGTCGTCGCGGAGGTCGCCTTGGTGCCAGCCGTGGGTTTCGATGTGGCGGGCGGCCTGCCAGAGGACGGCGGCGATGCGGGTGTTGTAGGGGCAGGCGTGCGGGGTGAGGATCGGGGTGAGCGGGACGACGTCGGTGAGGGCGGCCGGCGCGTTGGTGTCGATGTGGGCGGTGCGGATGGCGAACTGGGCTGCGGCTTCGTCGAGTCGGACGCTCATGGCGGCGTCGGCGAGTGCGAGCCGTGCGTCGAGGTCGAGGAGCGGGGGCGCCGGGGTTGCGGGCGCGCGGGTGAGCATGGTCATGTGTGGGTTGCCTTCTGCGCGTATGCGCGTGGTGGGTGGAAGGGGCGCTCCGGTGCTGTCCAGGCGTTGCGGGGCGCCCCGGCTTGGCTATCGGCGTCGTCCGCGGGCGCGGATGGCCTGGCGGGTGGTGGGGTCGCTGCCGGAGCGGACGCGCTTGTCGAGGCCGCTGATCTCGGCGTCGTCGAGGTATCCGCTGTAGTCGCCGTGGCCGAGGGGGCCGGCGACCTGCGGGGGCGGGTCGGCGATGTTGCGCAGGCCGCGCGGGGGCGCGTCGTAGACGGGCCCGAAGTTCTGGCACAGGGTCACGGCGTCGATGCCCATGGGGCCGCTGAGCGGGGTGCCGGTGAGGGGCAGCCGGCTGGTGAAGGTGTACTCGCTGTAGGTCTTGCTGTCCTCGTAGGGGGCGAGGTTGGTCGCCATATTGAAGACGACGTAGTAGGGCTTGTTGAGCTGGAGCTGGCGGGCGAACTGCTTCGCCTGGTGGCGCTGCCAGGTGCGGGCCATGAGTGTTCTCCTTCGGGTGGGTTGGGGGTTAGCCGATGCGGGTGGCCATGAAGGTGTGGATCGTGTAGCCGCGCGGGTAGGCCTGGTCGAGGCCGACTTCTACGGCTTTGCGGATGTTGGCTTCGGTAGCGTGGTCGGGGCCTTGGGTCTCACCGGTGACCGGGCCCTTCCGGCCGTTCGCCTCGATGAGGGCGCTCCATTTCCAGAAGCTGGCCATGGTGTTGGTTTCTCCGTTTCGGGATGGTTTGTTCGGGTGGACATAGGGTGGTTTGCCCCGGACTGAACCCCTTCTGGGGTCGGACAGGGGGTGGACATCGTCCGGACAGCGTCCGGGTTCCGTCCGGCCTGTCCGGGTGGACAGTCCGGGGCATATCCGGCGTTGTCCGGGTGACAGTCCGGGGCAAACCTCACATACCGTCGGCGATCTACTCGCCTTCGAGGAGCTTCAGCGCATCGGCGATGTCGGCCTTCTGGTAGCCGTTGACGCGCCCCACGCCCTCGATGTCGACCTTGACGGTGCCGCCGGCTCCGGCGTCGCGCAGGAGCTTGCCGAGCCGGGTCTCGGTCATACCTCCGCCGATGACCTCGGCCATCTCCTTCACCTGGGCGACGTCGCGGCCGAGGTCGGCCATGACCTTCATGCAGCCGCGGAGCGCGTCCATCTGCATGCGCTGCTGCGGCGTGTGGTTGAGGACGTTCCGACCGGGGACACCGTCCCGCTTCGGCCCGCCGGCCGCCGAAGACAGGCCAGTGGCGTTCAGGAGGTGCTTCTCGATCGGGTCCTCCCACTGCCCGGTCAGGCGGCCGTGCTTCTCGCGCAGGTTGGCAGCCCGTTCGTTGATCAACGTCACCTCTTCGCGCTCGTCCTGGTCCAGGTCGAAGGAGCGCGCCTTGTCGGTGACGCCGACGAACGGGTTGACCAGCCAGCCGAGGCCGGGACGCGGTGGGTCGAACTTGGAGGCGTCCCGGCCCATGCCTGATGAGCCCCTGCCGAGGATGGCGTTGGACTGGTCGGCGGTGTCGACGCGCATCGCCCACTTGGTGGTGCAGTTGACGGCGAGGGCGGTCGGGATGACGTCGCTGCTCGGGTACTGAGTGATAAGCGCCATGAGGATTCCGGCGCCTGCGGCTACGGCGGAGAGCTCGATCAGCGCTTCGAGGATCTCGTCCCGCAAAGGCCTGTCCGGCCTTGTGTACGTGGCAAGTTCGTCGATGACGAGCAGTTCGAGGCCGCCGATCCCTTCGATGGCCTGCGGGACCAGCTTGCTCTTGCCGAGCCGGCCGAGTTCCGCCTCGCGCCGGTTCTTGTCGGCGATGAGTGCGTGCAGGAGCGCGAGCAGCCTGTGCGCGTCGGGCTTGAAGTACGTGCCCGCGACGCCCGCCTTGGCGTAGGGGTCCCATTCGCCGTTGTTCTTACCTGCGACGATGCGGTGGTTGATGCGCACGTCGAGCGTTGATCCAGCGACCAGGTTCGCGGCGCCGACTCCCTTTCCGGAACGGGTTCCGCCACCGATGATGAAGTTGGAGTCACGGATGGGCAGGCAGATGGTGTTGCCGCGCTTGCCCCAGCCGACCGGCACGCCGTCCTTGAAGGCGTCGATCTGCCCGGACTTCCTGACAAGCGGCGAGGGGCGGACCTCTTCGAACGGGTCCTGGTCGGCGATCCACAGGCTGGTGCGGACTGCGGATCCCTTCTTCTCGATGTCGACCATGACGGAGTCGCGGCCGATCGCCCCGGCGAAAACCTCGATCTTGTCCTGGAGCTTTGCGACGGTCTGACCTGCGGGAAGGTCGAAGACGACGGTAGTGCTGCCGTCCTTCTCGCGCTGCGGCACGGCCAGGATGGCGAGTTGTTCGTCCCCTTTCACCATGCCGATCTTCCGGAGGGCTTCCTCAAGCTGCGACACGGTGAGCGCGGGCGGCGGTGGGGCGTTGAAGTCCCGCACCCCAGGCTGCGGTTCGGCCTTCACCATGTCGACGGGGGTGGCCAGCTGCTCCATCGGAGCAGGCGCAGGCTGGCCGTCGACGAAAGGGCGCGACACGAGGTACCAGCCGTAGCCAGCCGCGGTACCGAGCACGGCGAGGATCATCGGCTGGCCGTGCGCGGCATTTTCGATCGCGGCACCGGTCACCGGAAGGGCGGCCAGGCTTCCGCCGGCCAGGGCGAGGGCACGCCCGGCCCGCTTGCTGTGGCGGACGCTGTCGATCTCACGGTCTGTGGGCGGCAGGACGGGCTGCGCCTGCAGTGATGCCAGCTTCGATTCGGCGGCTGCGACCTGCCCGGCGAGCGCCGTCAGCAGGCCGGTGCTTCCGCCCCGCTCCCCGAGCTCGGCCTGCGCCTTGGCAACGTGCAGGCGGGCGTGGAGGCGGGCGACGTGCGCTTCGAGGTGGGCGACCTGCTCGGCCCGCTTGCGCTCCTTGCGTTCGGCGGCGTGCTGGATGGCGTCGACAGGGTCGAGGTCGCCGCCGGCCAGCCAGTCGCCGATGCGGGCTCGGGCGTGACCGCGCTGCTGCGCGAAGGCGGCCTTGGCGCGGTCGCCGCGGGTGGGCTGGTCAGCCTGCTCGGTGAACGGCGGGCCCGTGTGGGGCTGGTAGTCGGGGTGCGGCGGGATCTCGGTGGCCACTGGCCTGGTCCTTCCTCGGGTCGGGGGCGGGGCCCGGGGCGGGCCCCGCCGAGGGGTGCGGCTTAGCCGAGGCCGCCGAGCATCGAGCCGAGCGAGCCGAGCAGCGAGTTCGTCATCTGGGCGCCCATGCCGCCGATGACGGTGCCGGACAGAGCGATGCCGAGCAGGCCGACGAGGACGGCGTCGAGCGACTTGATGTGCCCGTGCTTGACCTTGAAGAACACGATGATCGACAGGGCGAGGATGGCGACCACACCGGTGGCGACCACACCGCCGGACGCCTGGGTGGTGATCTGCTGGTTGTAGCCGGCCGGGACCTGGCCCGTGTTGTAAGGGTTCTGCAGCTGGGTGCTGGTGCCGTCGTCGGCCGTGTTGCCGGTGGTGATCCCGGCCGGGTCCTGGGTGTCGGTCCGGTACGCGGCGACGGTGGCAACGTGCTCGGCGGTCGCGTGGTGGCCGTAGCCGCCCATGCCGGTGATCCGCAGCGTGCGCCCGTCGGGCAGGGTCACCGGGGCGGTGACCGCACGCTCGGCGACGGTGTGCATCTCGACGGCGGACGCGGCCGGCGCGGCGGCGACCCCGATGGCCGCGGCGCCGCCAAGGAGGGCGACGGCCGCACTGCCCGACACGGCAATCTGACGGAAGGTGATGCTCATGACTGGACTCTCCTGATGGTGGGGTTAGTTGTCGTTCGGGCGGGAGTTCTTACGGCGCAGCAGCTCGCTGTGAGCGCGGCCAGCGGCGCGGTGATAGCGAGGTGTGTCATTGGGCTTCCGGCGGGGCGGAACGGGCTTGTACGAAGAGCGGGGTGTTTGGACCGCACGCTGCGCATTCGTGTTCTTGCTGAGGGTGTTGACGGGCATGCCGGAGCGCGCCGCTTCGACACGCTTCTCCGCCTTCCGCCGACCGGTGATGATGTCCGCAGACTCGGCCGGGTCGGCGCCTTCGATGTCGCGGTGCGCGCGCTTCCAGACGGCCTCGGTGACGGTCGTCTCACCAAGAGCGGCAGCGATCTTCAAGGCGTGCTTCCACACCTCCGGGAACATGTCCTCGCGGTCCTTTGCGAGCTTCTCTGCCGCCGCCTTCGCCGCCTCCTCCGCAGCCTGCTTGTCGGCGGCCCGCTTCTCCTCGTCGGCGGCTCGTTGCGCGGCTTCCGCCTTGGCCGCCTTTTTGGCGGCCTTGCGTTCGCGGCGGGTGGGGACGCCGTCGCGGCGGCGGATGCGACCGTGCTCGTGGAGGTCCCATACGCCGGGGCCTGCGATGGAGGCGAACGCGGTCGCCAGGGCCGTACCGGGGTCGAAGCTGTGGAGGCCGTGGTAGAGGTTCACGCCCGCGGCGACGAAGGCCAGCAGCCAGACGATGGCGCGGTAGTGCCAGACCGGCCGCCGGTTGGCGACGGCGGCGCGGGCGCCACGATGCACGACCCAGGCCGCACCCTCCAGCATGATCGGGGCGGCGGCCATCCACGGCGCCTTCGGGTTCCAGAAGAAACTCATCTGGACCGGCAGGGACACGATGCCGCACACGACCGCGAACTTGATCGCATAGGAGCGCCACTTGTCGTCGGCGTCCTTCACCTCGGCCGCGGCGTTCTCCTCGGCCTGCTGCTGCTCCTCGTCGGCGCGCTGCTCCTTGGCGCGGGCGCGCTCGATGTCCTCGCGCTTCTTGTCCGCCTCGGCGATCTTCGCGCGCTGCTCGGCCTGCTCCCGCTGGAAACGCAGAGCGGCACGCTCATTGGCGATGGCCTGCTTCTCGTTCTCCAGCCGCTGCGTCTCCGCCTGCTCGGCGGCGAGAATCTCGGCGGCTTTCGCCTCACCCTCGGCCTTCTTGCGCAGCGCTTCGGCTTCGGCGGCGGCGCGAGTCCGGATCGCCTCCGCCTCGGCCAGCGCCACCGGATCGAACCGGGGCTCGGGCGAGGTCAGCGACATCCCGTTGACCTTCTTCTCGACGGAGGTGGTCACGCTGATCGGTGTCCTTCCTGGACTAGGTGGGGTTTGGTAGGCGCCGTGGCGGCGAGGCCGCGGGGGAACGAATCCCGCCGCCACGGCAGTCAGGGGGTCAGGCGGCCAGGGGCAACCGCAGACCGAGCAGCTCGTCGACGAGCCGCGGACCCAGCGGAGTGATGGCGTCAACGCCAGCCGCCTGATCGAGGATCAGCCGCCGTGTCTCCGCGTCGGCGTCGATGAACTGGGCGATCAGACGAGCACGGTCCTGAATAGACATGGGGGTTCCTTAGAAGGTGAAGGGGGTGGGGTGGGCACCGCGGGCGGCGGGACGGGGGGAGCGTTCAATCGCCGCCCGCGGCGGTCTAGGGGGCTAGCGGCGCCGGCATGCCTCGTCGTCGATCAGCTGCAAGTCGAAACCGTGCCCGGCAGCAGTCACCACCGCCCGGTCGAACTCACGCACCGCCCGACGCCAGCCCGGATCCGTAGTGTGGTCACGGCCCTGGGCCTTCAGGCGCTCCTCGACCACACGGCAGGCATTCGACTTATCGGCCGCATCAGCCAAGGCCGCGGAAGCACGACGCTGCTCATCCCGCCGGTACGCCGACCATTCGGCACTCTGCGCGTCAGCCATCCGAACCACCTCGCTCGGCATCGAGCGCGGCCAGCAGATCGGCCAGCACGTAGTGCAGCCCATAGGCAGCACGGATCATCTCGTCCTTGTCGTGAATGTTCGCCGGAGCCTTCTCAGCAAGAACCTTCCGAGCCCGGTCAATGGCCTGCTGCAACGCCGGCACGACCGAATGCGCATCCCTCTCCGGGTTGTACAGCGGGTCGTAAGAGGCACTCACGCCGCACCGCCGATCAGGTCCAGGCGGCCGGCCGCGGCGAGCGTGGCACGCGCACCCGCCATCAGATCCTCGGCGTGGGCGAGGCTGTCCGCGTCCAGGTCCGACAAGGTGCCGGCCTCGGCCAGCGCCGCCAACTGCACCGCACGCACCGTCGCCGACTCGTAGACCGTGACGGCCTCGACCAGCGGGAAGTGCGCGGCGATACGGGACGCCGCATCGGCGGCCAGGGCGGGGAGCGGGGCGGTGGGGGTCTCGGTGCTCATGCCGTCACCGCCTTGAGGGCGCGGCCCATGGTGCGGATCTTCTCGGCGAAGGCGACGAGGTTGTCGGCGAACGTCTCGGCGTGCTCGGCGTCCATGTAGGAGCCCTCGGCGCTGCTGCCGTCCTCGATGAAGAGGAAGGGGCGCCGCATCTCCTCGTTGCTGCTGAAGGGGTCGATGCCGAGGCGGGCGTAGGCGAGGAGGTCCGGGGTGCCGTTGCGGCGCGGGGCCTCCAAATCGGCGAACTCGCCGGAGTGCCAGACGTCCTCGATGAAGCGCTGATTATCCCGAACATGATCAATAACACACCATGTCGGACATTCCAGGTAGCACCGCTGGCCGTCGATGAGGGCCGGGACGATGCGGATGTCTGCCGCGCTAGTAGCGGCGGACTGTACGGTGGTCTGCACGGTTAGGTCTCCCTAGTGTGAGGGCGTTCCGACCTAGGCCCCGTTTCGGTGTTCGCAGCACCGGGCGGGGCCGTTTTGTTGGCCGCTTGCCTGCCAACGACTCCACCGTAGGGAACATGGTGTTCCCGCGTCAAGCGCAGGGACCTAGTATTTTTCGCCGCGTCCGCGTAACGTCATGTCACGTGATTACAGACGACCGGACGACGAATGGAACACTGTGTGACATGGACAAACGATCACTGGAGCAGCTGGCGCAGCAGTTCAAGAAGTCCAAGGACAGGACCGAGAACCTGCGCAAGACGTTGGCGACCGCCATCCGGTTGGCCGACGAAGACGGTGTGCCCCAGAAGGACATCTGCGAGGCGACCGGATACACCCGCCAGCAGGTCCGCCGGATCATCGTGTCCCCCGAGCCGGACGAGGACGGGACCACTGGACTCGCAGGCCAGGGCTAGCGCTCTGTCGTTCGCCATGCTCATACAGTGCCGCCGCGAGGGCCTTCTGCGCGGCGGCACTTCTGGCGTCGCTCCACCCCCAAGGGGGCGTCAAACGGGTGTCATCAGGGGGCAGATCCCGCTACCGTTGTGACATGACGACACCAAACGCCACATTGCGGGCGATCCGGATCAGCATGCTCCTGAGCCAGGACGAGTTCGCGAAGAAGATCAGGGACGCAGGCGCGCAGGCCGGCCAGCCCAATGATGCAACCAAGCGGCTCGTCCAGCGATGGGAATCCGGAACCACCGCCGCCCCCCGACCGGTGTACGCCCGCGCGCTTGAGATCGCCACCGGAATGCCGATCGAAGCGCTCGGCTTCTCTGCCCCAATCATGGCGCGAGTCACCGATGACGGCGCTGGCGGCCACGACGTCCACCCCTCCCCCGAGGGTGTCGCCGCACCGGGGACCGGTCCCACCCCGCAGGCATCACCGCGCGGCAACTACTCGGGCGTGTGGCTGTCCAAGTACGAGTACTTCTCAAGTGGCCGCGACGGCAGCTTTGTCGGCATGCACTACGTGCTCGTCCTCCAGCATGGCAATCGCCTTACGGTGCGGTCCCTCCCGGGAGCGTCGTCGAATCCGGACTCACCGCTCACCATGGACCTGACGGTGGACGGAGGCGTCGTCACCGGCACTTGGGTCGAGACGACCGCCGCGGATGGCTACTACCGGGGCGCGCGCTATCACGGCGCTATCCAGATGCTTATCGAACCGACTGGCAGGCGCATGGCCGGCAAGTGGGTCGGTTTCGGTAAGGACTTCGACATGAATACGGGCCCTTGGGAGCTGCGCCTCCAAGACCCATCGACGGACCCAAAGACGATCAACAAGTACAGCCGAGTACCCGAGTAGACGAGAGGAAGTTCATTGCCCAAGCATCTGGAACTCGTGCCCGAATTCAAGGACGATCTCGATCGGCCAGCCTGGTGGCACAGGCAGCAGTGGCTCAGCGCCCGGACCGACTGGTCGAAGGTCCGCAAGCCGATGACCGAGGAAATGCGGAGGCGGGCTTACGCCCGCGAGGGCATCCCGTACCCGGGCGACGCGCAACCGGCGCCTGAGCAGCCCGTTCCCGCCGTCGCTCCTCCCCGGAAGCCGAAGCAGAAGACGACTGCCACGACGGCGCACACCTATCTGGTGGCGGCGGACGGCACGCACCTGGTGAAGATCGGTATCGCGAAGGATCCGGTGCGCCGGCTGAAGGAGCTTCAGACGGGCCAGCCGATGCAACTTCACCTGCTGTGGTCCGTGGCCGGGAATTTCGAGAACGACTTGCATGTGCACTTCGCCGCTTATCGAGTGCGCGGCGAATGGTTCGATCTGACGTCCCTCGGTGAGCCGATAGACGTCGTGAAGGCGGCCGTCGGTGAGATCGAGGCCGCCCGCGCCTGACCCCCTGCACGCCAAAACGGCGCCCGCCCCGTTGGGGTGGGCGCCGTTTGCGTGTCAGCGTCGTCGTTGCGGTGGCCCGTAGGGGCTTTGCCAGGCGGGCCGGTCGCGTGGCCGGGGTGGCTTTCCGCAGTCGTTGCAGCCTTCGGCTTCGGGTAGGTGCGCGAGGGCTTCTTTCATCCGCGCGAACTGGTCGGCGACTTGCCGGAACTGCTGGGTGACGCGTTCGGCGAAGGCTTGGAATCCGGCCCGGAAGTGGGCGTGGATTTCTTCGAGTGCGGCTCGGGCTTCGAGGGCGGCGAGTCGTGCGTGTTCGGTGTCGCGGCCTTGTTCGGCTTCGAGGACGGCGGTGCGGGCTTGTTCGGGGGTGAGGCCGTGTCGTTCGGTGAGCCGGCGGGCGAGGGCGGTGGATCCGTTGGCGCGTGGCCGGGTGACGGGTGGTGGCGGGTCGGGGGTGCTGCGCATGGCGTCGGGGCCGATGTCGTAGTCGTGGAGGGCTGTGTCGATCTGGTTGAGGACGTCATCGGCGCGCATCAGGAGGCCTCCCCGTCGTACTTGGCGCTCCAGTATGTCCGGTCGTCTGCGGCGGCTTCGGCGACGCTGGGCCCGTCGTTGTGGGCGGGGCGGAGGTATTCGCCTTCGACGTAGGGGGCGTGGTCGCTGTGGCCGTTGTCGGCTCGTTGGCGGCAGAGCCAGTCGCCGGTGGGGCCGAAGCAGAGGAGGCCGCGGTGTGGCGGCCCGTTGTCGACCATTTCGACTCCGTCGACCCAGAATCGCCGCCGGCCTTGGGGGTTCGTGTCCGCGGGCTCGTTCATGCGGCCTCCTGCTGCTGGTCGTTGCTGGCGTGTCGGTTTCGTCGTTGGGCCCGGTAGTCGAGTTCGCCTCGCACGCAGTCGTCGCAGGGTGCTTCGCGGCGGCGGGTGTGGGCGACGAATCCGGCGTGGTCGCCGTGGCGTTGGGGTCGGCCGTCGAGGATTCCGGCCTGGCAGGCGAGGAGGATGGCCTGTTCGTTGGTGGTGGCGCCGAGTTTGCGGCGGAGGCGTTCGGCGACGGTCCAGATGGAGGTCATTTCCATGTGCCAGGCTTCGGCGATCTGGCGTGTGGTTTCGCCTCGGCCGAGCCGGCTCAGGAACTCGATCTCGCGTTCGTTGACTGCCGGCTTCACGGCTGCCTCCGTGACCTGGGGAGTCGTCCGCGGGCGTCCAACACCCCGTCGGCGCGGGCGAGGAGGAGTAGGGCGCGGCGGAGGACGCTGCCGGGGCGTTCGCCGCGGCGGGCGTAGGCGGTGAGGATGGCGGCGCTGCCGTCGTCGGGCTGCCAGCGCAGTGGCGGGCGGGTCACGGCTGCTCCTGGTCGGCCCAGTGGATGACGGCGCCTTCGTAGTCGTCGGTGATGACGTCGGCGTTGAGGAACGCGGTGATCCCGTTCTCGGTGTCGGCGACGATGCGTTTGCTGTCGAGGAATTCGACGCCGTGGATGTCGGGTTGGCCGGGGATTTTGGCGACGAACCGGCGCGAGAAGCGGATCTGGTCGGGGCGGTCGGGCTGTTCGGTCACAGGTAGTCCTCGCTGACGTGCACGGTGCGGATGGTGTCGGCTGCGGTGGCGGTGAGGCCTTGCCCCCACAGGTCGACGTGGAGCCAGCCTTCGGGTGGTGGCTGGTCGGATTCCCACGCGTAGGCGGGGAGGTCTTCGGTCGCCCAGTACTCGGTCACGGCTGGGCCTCGGCCTGTCGGGCGCAGTGGCAGGCGCAGTTGCCGGTGGGTTCGGGTTGTCCGGTGGCGGCCGCGTGTTCGCGGTCTTCGTCGTCGGCCCAGGGGTGTGGCTGGGGCGGGTCGTAGTGCTGGTCGAACATGCAGTTCCAGCAGCGGCTGTAGCAGACGATCGCGGGCGTCTCGCCTTGCAGGGCGGCGAGGAGTTGCTGCGCGGCTTCGGGGTCGGGTGTGGTCACGGTTGGCCTCTTCTCGGCTCTGTGCGCCCGTCTGCGGGGCGCGTGCGTGGGTGGTGGGGGTCTGATGGGTCGGGGCCGTGTGGGGCCGTCAGGCGGGCGCAGGACGGCGCGGGTTGGGCCGGACGCCCTCAGGCGGCCCTGAGACGGCCTAGGAGCGTCCGGGTGGCACTGGGAGGCCCGGAGCGGCTCCGAGGCCGTCTACGCCCGTTCTCTGCCCCCAGGAAGCGGCTCCAGGGGGTGAGGTGAGAGGCTGGGCCAGCCGGCCGCCGCTGGGTGGAACAGCGGCGGCCGGTGCGGTGTGGTCACGGCGCGTCGACGGCCGAGAGGCCGAGGCGGGTGGCCAGCCGCTCGTGCGCGGCGGCCTCGTCCTCGTATGCGGCACGCAGCCTTGCAACGGCGCGACGCAGCCGACGGATGGTGCGCTCCCGGTTGGCGATCAGGAGGTCGATGACGGCTTCCGGGTCGCAGCGGTCGAGTTCGTACTGGAGTCGGGCTAGCTCCTGGGCGGGCGTGGTGCCGCTCATGCGGGGTCACGCTCCCGTCTCGACGGCCGGCCGGACGGCGCAGCCGGGGCAGTCGTCGATGTGCTCGGGGTCGTCGCTGTCGTCGGCGACCACGTGCGTCTCCTCCACGTCATCGACGGGCGTGAGCCGGGCGGGGCAGAAGGTGGCGCTCATCCCCTCGGCCAGGTTGAGCCACATGAACGAGCCCTCGGTGAGGTCTCGGTCGGTGCGGAAGAAGCAGTCCGCCAGCTCCGGGCGGCCCTTCTCGGCGAGGACCGGGGTCAGGTGCGGGATGGCGTGCGCGGCGACGGCCCGGGTGGCCTCGGTGCGGTCGGTGAAGTCGACCGTGATCGGCGGTACGGGCCAGGCGGGGCCGAACTCGATGCGGTAGGTCGTGGTGGGGTTCATGCGGGTCTCCGTTTCCGTACTGACCGGTCAGTTGGCTTGGTGGTGTGGTTGGCGCGGGGGGCGAGACGCTCAGGCGGCCATGGGTGTCTGCTGGGCGAGCGGGATGCCGGTGGCGGCGGACACGATGTGCGCGGCCAGCAGCGGCGGCACGGCGTTGCCGATCTGCTCAAACTGCTTGGTCTTCGTTCCGTGCCACGGGTAGTCCGGACGGAACGACTGCAGGACCGACGCCTCTTCCACCGTGATCCGCACGGTCTCGGGGCTGGCGAACTGGGACTCGCCGCCGGCGTCGCGGTTGCGGTGGCCGGGCGGGGAGATCCGGTCGGTGGCGCACACCGTGGTCGCCGGGCGCTTCAGCACCCACTGGCCGCCCGCCTTGGATGTGAAGGCTGGCGCGGGTGCGGCGTAGGGGTCGGCGGTCTGCCTGCTGCCGTCCGCGCGCTGATCGCGGTTCGTGTGCAGCACCCACGACCGGGTCTTCTCGGTGAGCGCCCACGAAGGCCGGTCGGCGGGGAACTCGTTGCCGCCGGCGGTCTTGCGGTCGCCGCGGGTGTTGACGGTCAGGCCCTCGGTCCAGCCGAGCGCTTCGGCCATGGATACCCACGGCTGCAGGCACTCGCCGAACAGATCCCACTCAGGCGCCTTGGCGTGCGTCGGATCGGGCGCGGTGACCTTGCGGATGCGGGAGGCGATGAGGATGGCGCGCTGCCGGGTCTGCGGCACCCCGTAGTCGGCGGCGTTGAGGACGCCCGCCCACGTGCTGTAGCCCCACTGCTGGAGGTAGAGGGCGTACTGCTTCCACAGCGGGAGGACGTCGGGGACTTCCTCCATGCACACCCACTCCGGGCGCAGGTCGTACAGCCAGCGCATCGGCTCGGCGGCCAGCAGCGACCGTTCGTCCCTGCACTGGGCGAGCAACTCGGCGCGGGTGTCGCGGCCGTGGGCGAGGTCGTGGACGGCGCGCTGCACGAGGGGCTGGTCGGCGAGGCCGCCGCGCTTCCCGGCACGCGACCAGGCCTGGCACGGCGGGGACCAGATCTGTCCACGCGACTTCCCCTTGAAGGGGGCCGTCGGATACTGCGACACGTCGCACTGGATGGCCAGGTGCCCGGCGGCCACCCGGGTTCGGCAAGCGGCCGTGTCGAACTCCAGGCCGACGTCGCGGAGTCCGAGGATGCGGAGCCCCTCAGACCAGCCTCCGGGGCCGGCGAATCCGTCGATGATCACGCGGCGTCTCCTTGCTGCGAGTGGTGGCAGGGCCGGGCGGCGGTTTGGGGGACGAAGCGGCGGCCGAGGAGGCAGACCGTTCCGTCGCTCTCTTGCGTGAGGTCGAAGCCCTTCACGTGGGCCTTGAGGACGTTGGCCCGGACCTGCTCGGCGGGCACGCCTACGTGGAGGAGGCGGCCGTTGGCGTACAGGTCATGGGGTGCGTCACGGACGTCGTCCGGCTGGACGGTGGTGGTGGTCATGCGACTTCTCCTGTCTGCTGGCTGTGGAGTGCGGGGTTGCCGCCGCACTTGGCGCACGTGCACATGTCGGGTGGCGGAGTCGGCCCGGTGGCTGCGGTACCGAGAGGCCAGCCGCCGACGTGAGTGATCTGGTAGCCGCGGGCCGGAGTCGTTTCGGTCTCGGGCTGCTCGTCCTGGGGGGCGGTGACAGTCCGGCCGGTGATGTGCCGCAGGTAGTCGCGGAAACTGTCGGGGTCTTTGCGGAGTTCGGCGATGTCCTCGACGTTGGGCTCTGTCATCAGGCGGCCTCCCCGTGCTCGAAGCGGGCGGTGCGCCCGAGCGTGTAGGCCGCCTCAAGGTGCGGGCCGACGGGTATGCCCGGATAGAGCATGGGCTTCGTCAGGTCACCCTTCGGGGGCTTCGTCGAGGGGCGGCCAATCGGGATCGGCATGGCGCCCCAACGCTGGAACGTCTCCAGGTCCCGGGGCTTCATGGCGCCCAAGTCGGCGCCCAGGCGCTCGAGGTCGTTCGCTGCCATGAGCCAGCTCAGGCCGTACAGGACTGGCGGGAAGGTGCACTCGTCGGAGCAGCGATGGAGTGGGGAACGGAGGAGTTCGTCGCAGTACGCGCCGCGGGTGACGCTGTGGTGCAGTGGGGCGGCGCCGTTGGTGTCGGGGATCTGGCCGAGGATGAGCAGGTTCGTGCTGCCGCCGTCGGGACCCAGGCCCTTGGTGGGGTGGACGGCGTCGGCGAGCAGGGACAGGTCGAGCCAGTCCTGGCTGCCTTTGACCTCGACCCACCAGCCGATGTCGGGCAGGTGGAAGTCGGGCAGGTAGGGACGGCGGCTTTCGCCTACGCGGTAGCCCTGCGGTTCGTACTCCCAGCGGATACCGAGGTCGTTGAAGACGTGCGCCCAGCGGGCTTCGAGGCGGCTGCGGAAGTGATGGCCGGAGTAGTACGTGTTGATCGCCTGGATGGTCATGCGGCGCCTCCGAGCGAGGAGGTGGGCGACCAGCTGGGCGGGGCGATGGAGCGGAGTCGGCCGAACTCGCCCTGGAAGTTGAGGGTGATCTCGCGGCCCTGGCCGCCGTTGCGGTTCTTGCCGACGATCAGGTCGACCTTGCCCGCGCTGGGTCCGGTGTCGGATCCGTCGGCAGCAAGTTCCCGGTGCAGCAGCAGGATGACGGAGGCGTCCTGCTCGATCTGCGAGGAGTCCTTGAAGTCGGTGACGAGGGGCTTGCGTCCGACGCTGCCGCGGTTGAACTGAGCGAGCGCGATGACGGGGACGGCGAACTCGTCTGCGATCAGCTTGAGTCCGCGGGAAATCTTTGCGACTTCCTGGGCCCGGTTGGCGTCGCCGCCTTTGGTGGACTCAGGCGTGATCAGCTGCATGTAGTCGACGACGACGAGGCCGGGCCGTTGCCCCTGCGAGACCATCCAACGGACGCGGGCACGGATCTTCGGAACGGTGAGGCCAGCGGAATCGTCGAGGATGAAGTTGTCGGCGTTCTGGATCCGTTCGGACACCTTGGCGATGCGCACCCAGTCGTCGTCGGTGAGCCTGCGCCGGACGAGGTGGTCGAGCTTGACGCCGGCCTCGGCTGCGGTGAGGCGAGCGATGAGCTCTTTGCGGGTCATCTCCATAGAGGCGAACAGGACGGGCTTGCCGCGCCGCATAGCGACGTGAGCAGCCATGTTCATCCCGAGGAGGGACTTGCCGCCGCCGGTCGCGGCGCCGACAACGGTGAGCTCCTTGGGCTTGAACTGGACGACCTCGTTGAGGTCTTTCCACGGGGAGTCCAGGGCGTCCTTGTCGACACCCTCGTTGAGCTCGTCGACGAAGGAGGCCCAGTTGTCGGCAACGGACAGGCTCTCTTCGACCTGCCCGCCAGTGGCCTCGACGAGGAGGGCCTGCATGTCGGCCAGGGCCTTGTCGAGGATGACCTCGGGCTCGGCTTCGGCCATGCGGGCGGCGGCGCTGGCCTCGGTGTTGATCTGCATGATGCGGCGCAGTCGGTACAGGCGCACGACGATCTCTGCGTACCACTCGGTGTTTGCCGCGGTTGGGATCATCTGCACGCAGTGGTGCAGGTAGGAGGCGCCGCCGATCTTTTCCAGGTCGCCGTTGCGCTTGAGGTAATCGGAGACGGTGATCGGGTCGGGGCGGACGCCGGGGGCGCCGTGCAGGTCGAGGATGGCCCGGTAGATCGTCTCGTGCTTCGGCCAGTAGAACGCGGGCAGTTGGCCGATGATGCGCTCGGCGTCGTTGACACCGAGGGGGGCGAGCAGCATCCCGCCCATGACGGCCTGCTCGGCGTCGAGGTTGCGCGGCACATCGGGCTCGGCCGGCTGGTCGTAGTCGTCGGCGGGGGGCTCGTCGTACAGGTCGGTCACTTGCGGGCTCCTTGGTTGTGTGGGTGGCAGATGGCGCACGGGATGAGGACGGGGAGGCCTTCGTCGTCTTCGACTTCGCGCAGTCGGGTGTCGGGGTGGCAGTCGATGTCGCCGCAGTGCGGGCCGGCCTGGGCTGGCGACGAATTGCGGCTGGGCGGGACGTAGCCGGGTGGCAGTGGCGCGAGTTGGCGCCAGGCGGGAATGAAGTACTTGGCGGACTCGACGCTGGTGCGCGCGGCGACCTTGACGGCTGAGGCGACCATGGCGTCGATGCCGGACTTTTTGATCAGGGCTTCGATGACGAACCACTGGTTGCCCTCGAAGGGCCAGCGGATGTAGCCGAGCCCGGCTCGGCTCATTGCATCGACGAGGGGACGGACGTTGCGGGGGATGCCGTAGTCGTACTCGCCCTGCGCACCCTCCGGCTCCCCTTCTTGCTTGCTGGGAATTGGGGATGGGGAGTGTGGGCCTGATTCCGGCCCACTAGAGGGCCTGATTCCGGCCCACTCTGTACCGGATTCCGGCCCACTAGCGTGATCATGGTTGGTGTCTAGTGGGCCTGATTCCGGCCCACTACGGGTGGTGTGAAGATCTCCTAGTGGGCCTGATTCCGGCCCACTAGCGACGGACGGGCGGATGAATCCGACGGCCTTCGGAAGGCTGTAGAGGGACGGGCGGGTCCCCTTTCCCTGCTCGATGATCTGAAGCTCGCCGTCCTCGACAGCCTTCTGGACCGCCGCCTTCGCCACGGACCTCGAGGCGTTGAGAGCTCGCGTGAAGTCGGCATAGCTGAGCCGTGCCTCGCACGACGAAGTGCGCACCTGGTCCGCCACAAAGAGCAGGGCGAGCCGGGCGTTACCCCTGGACTGGGAGTGGTTCCACACCCAGTGCATCGCGTCGAGGGTCACGGTTTCCTTCTTCCGGGAGGGGTGTCTCTGCTGGTCGTTCGCTGTTTTGAGGCAGCCCTCATGGGGGCGGCGTGACCCGCGGGGCGGGTGCTTCGCTCACCCCTGAATTGTACAACGCGTCGCTCTGTACAACACGGCTCTTGTGTATCCTGGCCGCATGGATGAGAGGAAGGTCCGCGAGATGGGCGTCTCCGACGCCCGCGCCAACATGACCGACGTGATTGCCGAGGCTCGGCTGCTCGACGTCGACTTCCTGCTCACCCGCCGCGACAAGCCGCAAGCCGCGCTCATCTCCCTCAAGCGCTACGGCCAAGCCCGGACGAACGCAGACCTCGTGGCCCAGCTGCGCACGGTCTTCGAGGAGGACACGTCGGTTGCGAACACCTTCCGCGTGCACTACTCGACGCTCTACGACGGCGTCATGGCCGCCGACTCGGACTGATCGCATCTCCCCTCCTTCCTCCGGCCCCGCCGCGGCGGGGCCTTTGTCGTGTGCGGCTAAGCGGCAAGCTCGGCGTCGAATGCCGGCTCGGGCTCGGTGGCCGGTTCGGGCTCGGGGTGGCGCAGAAGTTCCTGGTACAGGTGGGCCTTGGTCACCCCGAGGCGGTGGGCGGTCTGCTCGACGTCCTGGCCGGTGACCCGCATCAGGTCGCGCGCGTCTGCGGCAAGCGAGGCACCCCGGTTGGAGGCGGCTCCCTTGGCGAGGGAGAGCTGCCGGAAGCGTTCGGCGGCGGGCAGGTGCCGGCGTTCGGCAAGCCAGGCGTCGTGCGCTTCCTGGCAGCGGGCGCAGACCGGGATCGCGTTGATGGTGTGCTTCCACCAGCCGTGGTCAGTGCCGCAGTGGCCGGTCCAGTCAGGCAGAGCGTCCGGGTCGTCGATGGTGTCCGGGTCCCATCCGTCGGGTCCGGTCCAGCCTTTCGAGCGGGCGGCGATGCGGGCCGGGTCTGACGGCCCTGGGGTTGCCTCGTGCCGCCGATAGACGTCGGCGAATCGCTCGGCAAGAGTGCGTTCGATGGTGGCGTTGACGCCGTTGAGGATTTCGTAGATGTACCGGTGGGAGCAGCCGACTTGGCGCATCGTCCAGTCGATGGGGTAGCCGGCGCGGGCGAGGGCTTGGGTGCGGCGGATGGCACCAATGGCGGGGACGCGCGGGCTGTGTTCCGGGCGGACGGCGAGGAGGCGCAGGGCGTTGTCGCGCTGCACTTTGGGCTGCCCGTTCAGGATGTAGCGAATGGCGCGCACGGAGACCTGGCTGCTGGCTGCGATGTCGCGGCGCATCCAGCCGGCGTCGATGCAGGCCTGGATGTGCGCGGCGACGACGGGTCCGTCGATGAGGCCGTCGACGCCCAGGCGCTCGCGTTCGGTTCGGCGCTGGCGGTTGATGCGGGCTGCGGTCTGGACGGCGGTGGTCACTGCTGGTCTCCCTTCTGGCGCAGGTGGCGGTGGGCGGTGCTCACGGTGGTGGTGATGGCGGAGGCGGCGACGGTCAGCCAGATCCAGTGGGCGGCGATCCACGCGCCGTAGCGCTGGAGGTTGTCGCCGGCCTCGAGCCACGTCCCGTACAGGTCGGGGGTGTTCACGCGGCGGCCCTCCCTCGCTGGTCGCGGGCGGCGCGGCGCTGGGCGGCGATGTGCCGCCCCTTGGCGGTCAGCTCCCAGACGGCGATGCGGTGGCCATGGGTGTCCTCACTGGTGGAGGGCACCAGCCGTCCGGTGTGCTGGATGATCCCGGCGGTACGGAGCGAGTTGATGGCGGCGCCCAGGTAGCCCTCGCCGAGGTTGGGGAGGACGTCACGGAAGTCGTTACAGCTGAACTCGGTGACGTTGGCGCCGAAGTGGAGGACGGCTTGCTCGACGAGGAAGCGGTCCCATTCGGAGTGGCGGGCGATGTCGTCGAGGAGGGCGTCCTTCTCCGTGGACGCGAGCCGCTCGGCAACAGACAGACGACGGGTCATCGTGGTCTCCTTGAAGGTGTTCGAGGAGGCCGGTCGCGATATGGGCGCGACCGGCGCCTCGGGGACTACTCGGTGGGAGTGGTGGCCGGCTTGCCGCCGGTGAGCTCGTCCGCGGTGACGCGGGGTGCCGGGAACTCGTCCTCGGCGGTGACCTCGCCGCGCTGGAGCGACTTGAAGATGACCAGCAGCTGGGCGACGTCGTGCTCCGTCCACTTGTCGGACTCGCGGTCGAAACGGGCCTCGATCCGGTCCGCCGTCACGCCGAGTCCCTCGAACGCCTTGATGGCGTCGGCGATGCGCTGCGCGAGGGGCTTGCCGCCCCCGTCGCGGAGCGTCTGGTTGCAGAGCTCCTTGGCCTCCTCGACGAACCAGGGCGGCAGGATCGCGAAGATCGCCTCACGGACGCGGCGGGCACCGTTGTTCGCGTTGTTCTCGTAGATATCCCGCATGTCGGTGAGCTGCCTGGTGCCGTCCCGGGTGTCGCGGCGGTGAGGGACGATGAACGTCGAGGAGTTGCGGGAGTTGGTCTGCACGTCCCAGGCGAACGCCTGCATCTCGGACTGGCCGTAGTCGTCGTCGCGACGCATCTCCACCAGGCCGTACTGAACGTTGCCCCACACGCGGGCAAGCTCCCGGGCGAGGTGGACGGACGGGCCGGTGACGGTGTTGTTCTTGCCGCGGCTGTACCGGTAGAAAGCGCGCTCGGCGAGGAACATCTGCCGGCAGGACTCGCGCATCTCGGCGACGGCGGCCTGGATGTTGCGGGGGCACTGCTGGGCGACGACGACGGCGGCCTGTACTTCGGCGGCGGCCCTCGACTGCTCGACGGCGGTGCCCTGGCCGATGCGGGCCGGCACGGTGGTGGACGGGATGGGGACGGGCTGGTTCACGCGTACTCCTCTTGATCGCGCTTCTCCGCGTAGGGCGGGAGGGGCAGGTAGGTGATGCGGTCGTTGAAGCTGGGCCAGTTGCCGGTGCGCTCGCAGTCGGCGTAGATGCGCAGGGCGCGCTCGTTGCGGGCGGCGCCCAGCGCGAGGGCGGGGAAGTCGAGTTCGACCAGGTGCACCAGGTACGGCGGGGTCTTGGACTGGAAGGCGAAGATGAATGCGGGCTCCTGGTCGCCGTGGAGGCCGTGGGCTTTGACGCCGGCCAGGTAGAAGGCGGCCTGAGCGTGGTAGCCGTGCTCGTACACGGCCCGCTGCAGGGCGGCCGGGTCTACGGCGCGGGCGGTCTTGACGTCGACGACGATGAGCCGGCCGTTCTCCTCGCGGTGGCGCAGCCAGTCGGGGCGTATCCGGCAGCGGACGCCGGTGGCGGGGTCGGTCCAGTACAGGGAGCGTTCGGCGACTCCGCTGCCGGGAGCGAACAGGGGCCCGGCGATGGGGTGCTGGCGGACGGCGTCGACCATCGCCTCGAGGCGCTCGTATTCGTGGCGGAGGAGTGGGACGGCGCCCATGGCGCGGGCTTCGTCCCGGGCTTCCTTGGCGGCTTTGGTGAGGTAGTTGTCGAAGTCGAGGACGTCGATGTCGGGTCCGTCGCCGAGGATCATCTGATGGGCGGCGTGCCCGAAGTCGAACTCGCGCTTCGGCGGGGCGGGGTTGTCGCGGTCGTAGGCGTACTGGGCGGGGCAGCCGGGCGGCAGGAGGGCCCGCAGCCCTGTCGATGACACGGTGGTGCGGTCGGCGTGGTAGTCGTCGGCGGAGAGGCCGTCGACCCAGCCGGGGTGGCCGTCCTCGCAGTTCTCGCAGATGCCAGTCCGGGTGAACGGCCCGTCGGTGTTGCCGCATTGGCGGCAGGCGAGCGGGCTCATCAGAACGGCACGTTCGGGTTGGAGTCCACGGCCACGGTCTCGCCCTGCGCGATGCGCTGCAGGGTGGCGATGCCCTCCTCGTCGTACTTCGCGAGCAGGACCGCGCGGCCGTAGTCCGGGAAGGCGGCGAGGAGCTTGGCCCGGTTGGTCATGTCGGCCCGGTCGATGAGGGTGATCAGCGACTCGCTCCAGTCGCCGGCCGGGTAGCCCCCACGGCCGAAGTGGGAGAGGACGTGCGCCGCCACCTCGGCGGGAATGGTGATGCTGCTGGTGCTCATGTGGTCTCCAAATGGGTGTGCTGGGTGGGGGCGGCCCGCCCGTCGGGGGGATGTTGGGCGGGCCGCCCTGGGGCCGCGGAGCCTTGGGGGAAGGGGCTCGACGCGGCGTTCTTCGGTTGTGGATCAGGCGGCGCCGGCGGCGCGGGCGATGCGGTCGTGGGCTTCGTTGAAGTCGTTGGTGTCGAGGCCCATCCACGGCACGGTGTGCGACATGGCGGTGAGGATTTCGAGGGCGTTGAAGCCGGCGGCCTTCGCCTCGCGTGCGGCTTCCTCGATGTCGGCGTCGGTGTAGATGCCGTTGTGGGTGACGTCGCCGGGCATGTAGTTGCTGCCGGGTTCGTCGCACCAGGCGTAGGAGAGCTTCGCGAAGAGGTCGCGGGCCGCCTCGTCGGTGACGGTCTCCTTGATGGCGTCGGCGTCTTGGGTCCAGTCGATGCCGGACTCGGCGCAGATCTGGGCGCCCTTGAAGGCGTTTTCGCGGGTCATCGCGGCGGCGATGGCGAGGCCGGAGTGGTGGCCGATGCGCCAGCGGGCGGGGTCGTTGAGTGACTGGTTGGCCGGCATGCGGAAGACGACGAGTCCGGGCGCGGCGGTGACGGCGTCGGGGACGGTGTACTTCTGCTGGCCGTGGACGATCATCGTGTACTCGGTGGTCTCACCGATCATCGGGAATCTCCCTGTGGGATGCTGGTGTCGGATCCCCGGGCGATGTCAGCGCTCGGGGGTTTTGCGTTGGTCGCCGCTCGCGCCGGCCGGACGGCATCCGACGCGGCGGCGGGTCAGGTGGTGATGTGGCCGGGGTCGGTAACGGGTCCGAGGAAACCGGCGTCGCGGGCCTGCCAGAGGGTGGTGACGTCGTAGGTGCCGGTGTCCTGGTCGGCGCCGATCCGCTGCATCGCCGGCACGGTGATCCGGTTGGCGTTGGCTTCGGCGGCGAGCTGCGGGCCGAACCGGGCCCGGAACTTCAGCACTTCGGCGTGGAGTTCGTCGCGTTCGGCCTGGAGATCCTGGATGTTGGCGAGCTGCTGGACGACGATCTCTTCCGCCTCGCCCTGCTTGGCCAGGGCCTCGGCTTCCCGCATCTGCATGCCGGCGATGAGGGCGTGAGCGCCGTCGAGGAAGCCGCGGACCCGGGCGACCTCGGCGCGCAGTCGCTCCACCTCGTCGACGGCCCGATGCTTGCGGGCGGGCCGCTCCAGCAAGCCGAGGCGGGGCAGGTAGTCGGTGAGGCTCACTGCTGCTCCCGGTGGTTGGGGCGGGCGAGGATGAGGGCGGCGCGCCGGCCAGCGTGGTCTTCGGCGGCGATGGCCGCGGCCATGCGGGCGTCCACCTCGTCGAACGGCTGCTCGTTCGCCGGCTGCTTGGGCTTCGGGTCACGGAAGAGGTGGCGGATCGCGTTGTAGACGAAGCCACCGCACATGAGCAGCGGGCCGGCGATCAGGGCGGTGTTCACCGTTGCTCCCACTCGTGGATGGCGTTCTCGACGGCCGTGCGCTGGTGGTCGTGCCAGCCGCTGTTCATGGGGGTCGCCTTGCCGGTGTGCGCGAGGGTGGCGACCGCGGCGGCGAGCATCGGCGGGGCGACGAAGCCGGGTACGGGCAGCGGCTCGTAGGGCCAGGCGTTGGAGCCGTCCTCGTTGAGGCGGGCCCACTGCCAGACCGGTCCGCGGTCGAAGTAGTCGTCGCGGCCGGTGTGCCAGTCCCAGATGACGACCAGGCCGTGCCGGTACCGGTCGGCAGGGATCCCGGACGTGTCCGGGGTGAGGGTGATGACGCCGCGCAGGTAGGGCACGTCGTAGGAGTCCTCGACGAACGCGTCCACCCGCTCGGGGGTCATCTTGGCGTCGGTGAGGGCGGCTTCGATGGCGTCGATGTACGGGGCGTGCGGAAGGGTGAAGGTCATTGGGTCCCCCAGATGTCGGTGCGGTCGATGTATCCGGCGGCTTCGGTGTCGGCGAAGTCGCGGGCGGTGCGGAGTTCGTGCTGGAGTTCCAGCGCGTCCCGGCGCAGCGCCTCCAGTTCGCGGATCCGCTTGTCGAGGCCGCTGATGGTGTGCCGGGCGAGGGCGTTGACGAAGCCGGCCATCGGCGACGTGTACGACGACGGCAGCGGGGCGGTCATCAGGCCACCGCCGCCAGTGCGCGCCGGTACAGGGCGGCCGTGGTCGCCTGCGGCCTGGGCCGGACGGCGCCGTGCCAGCGCGCCAGGTAGTCCAGCGGCAGCAACTCGCCCGGCTGGCCCGGCTGGTCCACGCGCGCCATGAGCGGCTGCCCGGAGTCGCTGATGTCGCAGGACCACAGCCACTCGGTGCCGTCAGCGGCCACCTGAACGCGGTCGAGGTCGATGCTGACGCCGTCGAGGATCGCCACCATCACGCCACCTCCGGGAGTGTGCTGAGCTGCTGCTGGCGGGTCGCCCACGCCTGCAGTTCCGCGACGGCCTCGGCGAATTCGGCGAGGGTTGCGACGCTGGAGGCGGTGACCGAGATGCCGAGCGTCCTGGCCGCCTCGCCGATGACGAGTTGGGCGATCTGCTTGCCGTTGATGTCCCGGCCGTAGCTGGTCCGGACAGGCCCCTCGTTGAGGTCGACGGTGATGCCGCCGTAGATGTCCGCGCGGGTCACGATGCCGCCTCCTCGAAGAGGCCGTTGACCATCGCGTTGTGGGCGTCGACCGCGACGTTGTAGCAGTCGAGGCACAGGAACGTGACCGGGTGCTCGAAGCCGGGCTCGTCCCAGGGCTGAGCAGGTGGCTGCCAGCGAAACAGCCTCTTCGGCTGGTTGCAGTCGGGGCACTGACCGTCGCGGCTGCTGCCGACGATGAGGGCCTCTTCCTGGCGGAGGAGTTCGGCCTGGAGCTCGTCGTAGGTCAGGCCGCAGTCGCACGGACCGGGGCGGAAGATCGAGCCGTGGGGCGGCTGGCAGGGAAAGCGGTGCTTGCAGAGTGAGACCTTCACGGCTGGCCCTCCTCGGGCGTGGTGCGGGTGGGTGCGAGGAATGCGCGCAGGCGGTTGGCGGACTGTTCGGCGGCCTGCTCCCGCTGCCGGGCGACCAGCTCGCGCAGCTGCCGCTCCAAGTCGGTGCGGGGAACGTCCAGGTCCGCGATCGGGCGGGTCACGAGGCCACCGCCTTACGGGGGCCGCCGATCGGCGTGGCCTGGAACTTGCGGCGCCACCTGTACTTCGGATTCGGCGCCTTGGTCTCGGTCCACTCGATGGGGCCGTGGCACTTGCGGAGCGGGTTGTGGTACCAGGACCGGGTCATGGCCCGGTCACCGCACTCGGGGCAGGCGATAACCGGTCCGATCGGAGAGTTCCGCAGGATGTTGAGGCGCTCGCAGTCGTCCAGCCGGCGAAACTCCAGGTCCCCGTCAAGGACTTCAGCCCCGTCCAGGTCGATGTCGCTGTAGTCGTCCGACCACATGGCGAGGGCGTCGTCTTCGTTCTCGGCGTCCACCCACATGACGCGGGTGACGGTCTCGATGACGATGATCGGGAAGCGGCGCTCGTCCAGGCCCCACGAGCGGGCGGCCTTGGTCGCGTCCAGCAGCGCTTCGACGTCGGGGTCGGGCTCGTTCGGCGTCAGGCGCGGCCACGACTCGTTCAGATAGCGGTGATCGCCGCTGTGCTTCAGGTCCTTGTCGCACTCACGCCAGGAGTCGCCGGGCTTCGGCTCGCCGCACTTCACGCCGCACCGCCTTCGATGGCGGCGCGCATGGCGGCCTGGCGCTTCGAAATGCGCATCTGGATGAAGGACAGCCCGCGCGGCGTGATGTGCAGCGTGTAGTGGGCGCAGTGCCCCCACGAGTGCTCGACGACCTTCTCGACCGAGTTGAAGCAGTCCGCGTGCGCCGCGTAGAAGTCGTACTCCCAGCCGCCGCACGTCCGCTGACGCCGGTAGATCAGCTTCTCGTCGAGAAGGAACCCGCGGAGGTCCCGCTCCTTCCAGCCGAGTTCCTTCGCGGCCTGGCGGACCAGACGGTCGCCTTCCTGCGCGGCCATCAGCGTGTCGTGCACCAGGGCCTTCGGCTCCAGCTCGGCGACCCGCGACGTCAGCTCGATCTCGCGCTCCGTCGACTCCAGCAGCATCCGGGCGACCGCCATGCGGCCCTGCGGGGTCGCCATGTCCGGCAGAGCCGGCGCGGCGGGGGCGATGGAGTAGGAGCCGGTCTGGCGAAGCGACGGGATGACCTCGTGGGTGATCCAACGCTTGAAGGTCTTCGCCTGCGGCTTACGGCTGCGGAGGATCAGGGAGTAGAGGCCAGGCTCATTGATGATGTTCGCCGGGCGGCTCTGGCCACCCTCACTAGTAATGAGGGTGGAACTGCGCTCGTCCTCGTCCAGGTAGCTGACAGCCTGGCTCGGGTTGCTGATCTCCAGTACGGAACAGACGTCGGCGGCGACCCACCAAGGCTGCGCGTCGATCATCACGGACCGCACGTGCTGTGCGGTCTCCGGGAAGGTGAACACCAGGGGGGTGTTCGAGGATGGAACAATGGACACGGCGGTCCCTTTCGTTGCGTGCTCTGGATGGGGATCGCGAGGTCGTCCCGTAGGCGCGGGGCGGCCTCTTCGTTTGCCGTCAGGCGGCGGGGCGGGCCAGCTGGCGCGGGATGCGGGGCTCGGCCGGGCGGAAGTCGTGCTCGCTGTCGCGGCTGGGGGCCGCCTGCTGGCGCTGGGCTGCCAGCCAGGCGTCGAGGCCGTCGATGGGCCAAGCGAGCTTGCGGGCTACTTCGAAGCAGCCGGCCGGGGCCTTGCCCTGGTTCTTGTAGGTGTAGAGCGTCTTGACGGTGAGGCCGATGCGGTGGGCCGCTTCGGGCGTCCAGAGGCAGCCGGCTGGGGGCGGCGCGGGGTTCTTGGCGGGCCTGGGCACGTCCGCTCCTTTCTGGGGGGGAGTCAGGTGTCGTCGCGTCCCTGTTTCGGGGACGGTGGGGGCATGAAAAGCACCAGCACGGCGACACCGAGAGCCTCCGCGACGGCGTGGGCTTCGATGACGTCCAGGTGGGTGAGTTCGCCGGTGAGGATGCGGCCGATCTGAGAGCGGGATACATGGGCCTCTTCCGCTAGGGAGCGGACCGTGTATGGGACCCCCCGACCTGGGGCTTCCATGATCTTCTTGAAGGTTTCCAGGTCCCTCAGGACATAGCGCACACTCAATGGATTTCCCCCGTTTTGCGAGGTGCCTTTCAATGCCCTTGAGTTAAGTCCATCAGGGACGTTCTGTCAACAGATCAGGGACACACAAGGGTCGGGTATCGGCAAAGTTCTTGGCCGGATAGCATTGATCTATGGACGATCTGTCCCGGAACCCCGATGGTTGTAGGGAATGACCTGGTACTTTTCCCGCGCGATCCGCAACCTACAGAGACAGTCGGTGTGACAGTGACGCGAGAGGACGAGGACATGACGGCAGCCGCCGCCAAACCAGAGCAGGGCACGACCAGCTCTGCACAGCTCGGCGCCCTCTCCCAACTCGTCCAGGAAGCGAACGACGCCGGCATCTCCTACCAGGCAATGGCAGACCGCGGGACGGAACCGGACGGCAAGAAGTACCCCAAGCAGTGGTACCAGAAGCTCGTCAAGACTCCACCAGTCGGAGCTCCCTCCGTCCCGCAAATGCATGCCATCGCCACAGCGACAGGCAGGACGTTCCGGACCGTGCAGCTGGCAGTCGCGGAGCAGTGGCTCCAGTACGAGGCCACGGAGTTCAGCAGCCTGGACCCGGAGGTCCGCATCATCGTGGGGCACCTCGCGGGCAAGTCGCCGGACGAGGTGCGGCGCTGGCGCTACATGATCGAGGCCGACGAGCGGGCCCAAAGCGAGCGCGACTAAGGGCAGTTGACGCTTCTTACCGCCCGTTACCGCCAATCGATCGCGAATGTCCCCAAGTAGACATTTTCTCAACCGATTGTCGACGACTCTCAGTAGACGTACCCTTCACCAACCGTACACTTCTGGCCGTTCTGGCTCGGAGTGCACCGTTGTCCCTGGGGAGGGTGCATGCTTCACGTCACCTACGAGGCCGTCGCTGACCTGACACCCGGCCGACTTGTTGAGATAGACGAAGACCACGGCAGAGTCGAGATCCGGTTCGACCGGGGTGCGCCTTTGGCGGACGTCGTGCAGCAGTTCAACATCGAGATAGACCGCATGGTGCGGTCGGCTCGCTGGTTCCAGCTCTGGGACGACGAGATCGTCTCCTGCAATACGCCCCGCCGGCCGCTCAGGATCGACTTCATCCTGAACAAGCGTGAGCCCCGCGGGGTCGTCTTCGAGGAGCGCAAGGGAGACCTCAGGGCGTTCGTCGACCCGTCCATCGACGTGACCCGCTTCGCGGCCGTCATGAACATCCTCACCGCGACGCATCTGTCCGGGGGGCGCTGGTTCCAGTTGTACGGTGGCGAGATCCACGACGTATCGCCGGAGTCCGTGAGCCAGGTCTGACCGAACGGGGGGCCGATGCCAGGCTATATCGAGGATCGCTGGTACAGGAAAGGTCCGCCGGACCCGGACGACCCCAAGAAGAAGCCGACAAAGATCCCCACTGCGCTGCACGGCAAGGGCAAGCGGTACAAGGTCACCGGCATCCCCGGCGTCCGGTCCAGGTCATTCCCGGACGGCAGCCTCGCCGCGGCGAAGAAGTGGCTCGCCAACGCTCAGACCGACAGCAGCCGAGGCGAGTTCTTCGATCCCCGCGACGGCTCCATCACGCTCGACACCTACGTGCGTGACCACTGGTGGCCCACCACCCGCTATCCGCCCACGACCAAGGCGTCCGTGTGGTCGAAGGTCTCTAACCACATCCTCCCCTACGCCGGGGCCCTGCCCCTGAACCGCATCGGCTTCGAGGAAATCCGGGCCTGGCAGAGCTGGGCCGAGCGGCGCATCGACGTCGGCACCCTGGTCGTAGCGCGAGCCCACTTCTCGACCATCCTGCAGGCTGCCCACAAGGGCAAGCGGATCCCCGTGAACCCGTTCCGGGACGACGACCTCAAGGCGCCCCGGCGGCCGAAGTCGAAGGCGCTCGCCTGGGATCAGGAGACCGTGCGATCGGTGCGGCTCGCCCTGCCTGAGCGGTACCGCATCCTTGCCGACCTGGCCGTCGGGGCCGGCCTGCGCCAGGGCGAGACGTTCGGCTTCTCCCCCGACGACATCGACGGCGAAGACCTCAACGTGGTTCGGCAGATCATCAAGGTGAAAGGGCGCTTCGCCTTCGCCCCGCCGAAGGGCAACAAGGAGCGGGTGGCGCCGTGCGCCCCCGAACTCGCCGAGGCCGTCAAGGAGTATGCGAACCGCTTCCCGGCCGTCGAGGTGACGATGCCGTGGGTCGACCCCGACCGGCCGAACCTCGCCTGGGAGCAGCGGCCGCAGCGCACGGTCCGTCTGCTGGTCACCACACAGTTCACGAACGGCGTCAACGGTGGCGCGGTCACGAGGGACACCTTCAACGACCGGCAGTGGAAGCCGGCCCTGCGTGATGCCGGGCTGATCCCGCCGGCCGAGGTCGAATGGATGGAGCCGACGCGCGGCAAGCAGCCCTGGCGCAAGGAGACGTGGCAGATGCCCCGCGAGTACGGCTTCCACGTACTGCGGCACACCTTCGCTAGCGTGGTTCTGGCTGAGGGTGAGACGATTACTCAGCTGGCTGCCTGGCTGGGGCACGGTGATCCGGCGTTCACGCTTCGGACCTACGTGCACTTCATGCCGAGGTCCGGCACGAGAGGGCGGGCGGCCATCGGGCGGTTCATGGTCGGTGAGCTTTCCGGGGCGGATGAGCTCCCTGGGGAGGCGGCTTCAAATGGATCTCCCCACATTCTCCCTGGCGTTGAGGATCTTGGGAGCGGCGACCAGTCGTGATGCCCCACCGATCACCGCTCCCGTTCGACCGGTCGCTCGTTTCAGCAGGTCAGGCGCCTACGGCGTGTACACCGTCGGGCGCGGTGGGGCCGCCATGCCGTCGCCGATGAAGAAGCTCGGGTGCGGTGGCTGGTTGTAGGCCGTGTTCTGCCAGGCCAGGGCGGTAGACCTTTGCAGTTGGACCGGATCCTCCGGGGGCACCTCTCTGATCTGCATTCTTTGAGGTCCATTGAGTACTCATGACTACCGTTGACTTAAGTTCCTGGCGCTCCCCGCTCGCTCCCCGGAGGTCCTCACTCCCCAGATCCTCCCCAGAAAACGCCCCCTGAGCGGGGCTGGGACGCGCTATCCCGCCGGCTGACCCACCCGTCCCGGGACGTACACGCTCCCCGAGCGGGCGGCCTCCTCGCGCTTTATGGCTTCCATCGTCATGACGCAATCGGCGCAGCCGCGGACTTCCCGCTCGCCCTCCTCGCGGGGGTGGACAACGCCGACGACGGCGGTGGGCACTTCGCCGAGCGAGGGATGCCGAAAGCAGACCCCAGGATGCCAGTCGTAGAGGTCCAGGATCTGCTGGTGGTTCATCTCCGTCGTCTCCCGTTGTTCGGCCGGCGTTGGGGGCGGTGGGGGCGCGTCGGGCTGGTGCCCGCTCGACGTCCGTCGATGCCGGTTGGCCTGCCAGTTCACCCTTTCGGGCGAACACGTATTCGATTAGTGGACACTACAGTGACCCCTGCGGCATCTGCCAGATCGCAGGGCTGTCGGAGAGTGGAGGGCGTGGGGGCCCTTCTTCTCTACGCGGTGAACCGGTCCGTCCGTCGCGTGAGTTTCATGATCGCAAGATGCCTCAAATCTGCTGCTGACTTATGATCATGGTCGCTAAAGCGTTGACCGGGTGCCAGCCCCCGATCAGCCGAAATGGATCATCGACGCCCGCAGAGCCGTCGGCGACCGCATCCGAGTCCGGCGCCTGCACCAGAACATGACCCAGGAGAGCCTCGCCCACGAGGCCGGCGTCGACCGGTCCACGGTCCAGCGCATGGAGAGCGGCGCCGAGATGAAGTTGAGCCACCTGCTGCTGGTGGCGCACGCACTGCGGGTACACGTCACCGACCTCCTGCACGGGTAAGCGCGCTACCTCGGCCGCTTCCTGACCGGGACGTTGACAGAAATTCAACAGCAGGTTGATCGCGGATGGAAGCGCGTCCGGAGCATTTATCTAACCGATTTCTTGCAATCGGTCACTCTGCGTACAGCCGAGGGTAAGGGCTTACCGTCCAGGGCCCGACCCTACGCACCCCCGCAGCAGCTGCGCCGCCTCGGCAAGCGTCTTCACATGCAGCGCCGCAGACCGCAGCCCGAGCCCCAGGTCCCCGCACAGCGCGCCCTGCGCCTGGAGGAGGGCGGTCTCGCAGCGCTGCCAGTCGATGGTGTGCCGGCTCAGGCGGGACTGCTGGCGTCGCACGTCCTCGATGAGGGGCCGTATCTCGCGGACGAGTTCGGCGCGCAGCTCGTGGCAGCGGTCGATGGTGGGGAGGATGCCGGCGGCGGCCAGCCCTTCAGCGATGAGCGCGTCGAGGGTCTGGCGGGGTGCGGCTCTCTTCGTAGGCTGGGTCATTGGTCGACGGTCCTGTCGTCGGCTGCTCCGGGGTCGCTGGGCCGCGGCCCCGGGGCGCTAGGTAGCTGGGTCGTGCAATTTCACGATACCCCTGCGGGATAGGCGGTATAGGCCGTCTAGGTCGACTCGTCTCGCGTGTCCGGCTAGGCCCACCTACCTTCACGATCATGAGATGGGAGCCGGAGGTGCCACGCTGGCGGCAGGTGTTCGCCGTGATGACCGAGCGGATCGCCGACGGCACCTACCCACCCGGCGGCCGGCTGCCCTCCGCGATGGCGATCTGCGGCGAGTTCGGGATCTCGCAGGTGACGGCGAAGCGCGTGCTGACGGAGCTACGGAAGGCTGGGCTCGCGGAGATGCAGCCCGGCATCGGCACCTTCGTCACGGAACTCCCGCAGCCCGGTGCATGAGTCTTCGACGACCCCCGCCGATAGACTTTGACCATGCCCCCCACTCCTCCGGACCGGCCTGCGCCGCGCTGCGCCGACGACGTGCAGGAGGACATTCGCGCGCTGATGCGGGAGACCGGCGGCTGGCTTTGGGGGCCGACCCGGGAACGCTACGAGCAGCTGCGGGATGAGTGGATCGAGGCGGTCCGCGGGGACATCACCACCGCCGCATAGGATCCCCGGGTGCCACACACTTTCGAAGACCTCGTGCAGCTGGAACGTTCCGCCGTCGACGCGCACGCCGCGATCGCCACCGCCGACAACCCCGACACCGCCCGGCAGGCAGCGGTCGACGCCTCCGCTCGATTCCAGGTCGCCGTCACCGCATACGCCGCAGCCGAGGGCGAGTCGCGGGTCGAGGTGGAGATGCGGGTGAAGAAGGCCGTGCGGCACGCCGAGGCGGGCTAGTCGCACTCGTGGATGCGGGCGATGAGGACGCCGGACCAGGTGCGGAGTTCGCGGGTGCCACCGATGCAGTTCTTCGCCAGACAAACCTTGGGGCCACGCCGCATCGGCCGTTCAGGCTCCGCCTCAATGACGCCCAGCTCCCGCTCCAGTCGCTCGATCTTCGCGTAGTCCGGGCGGGGAGGGGTGGGGCTCGGCGCGCGCCAATCGTGCGCGAGTTTGTTCCAGATCGGCAGCGGCCAGCGCAGCCAGCGTGGTGCTTCCCCGATCTCGGCGAGTAGGCCGCACAGGCACCCGTAGCCGACCATGAGACAGATCGCGATGGTCAGCAGAGCAGCCACGGCCCCTCCTAGGTTGCAGCCCCGCCCTGGGTTCCACGCCGGACGGGGCCTCAGCAACAACACACCCGCGCTTGGCTAGTTGCCTGCACGAATACGACCATGCTACGACTGGCCACCGACAACGCCGGGCCACTCCTCCAGCGTCGTGCCGGTCTCCTCGTCGACGAGGACGATGCGCACGCCGGGCGCGCCCCATGAGCCGATCCACGTCGCCAGCTTCCCGCGCGCCGTGACCTCACTCCCCCACCAGCCGTGCACAGCCTTCCTGCCCGGCATGGTCATGGTGAGGTGGAAGCGGCCGCTCACGTCAGCCGGATTGCTCGTGCGCGGTACGGGTCGCGGCGGATGGCGCCCTTCGCCTCCAGCTCGCGCAGCTGGTAGTGCACCGAGGAGCGGCTGGACATGCCGACGGCGGCGCCGATCTCCGGGAGGGTGGGTGCCTCGCCCCGGTCGGCGATCGTGTCGCGGATGCAGCGCAGGATGCGTTCCTGAACGGTGGTGAGGTAGTCGACTTTCGTTCGGCCCATACCGCCACTAGAGCACGTGTTCGAATTTTGGGGCAAGCTGGAAGACGTGCACGACCTGCCCGGTGACCTGCCCCGACTCCGCACCCTAGAGACCTGGCTCGCACTCCAGCTCACCGCAGTCCGCGCCGCCATCGAAGCAGCCGAGAAACGCGAGGAAGAGCGCCGCCGCGGCGAGGAGGTCCGGCCGCCACAGCCCGACTGGCTCCTCGAGCAGGGCCTCAACCGCGACGCGGCGCCCGTGTATGTGCATGCCGGCGGCTGCTGGAACGCGGCCAAACGCAGCCGCGGCGTACCCCGAGACGTCGCACTCCGCGCCCTCGCCGACGGCGTCCCCGCATGCGGACACTGCCGGCCCGATGTGGAGCTCGGGTACCTGGATTAGGTGTCCATCAGGGGACCGGCTGGTGCGACGGTTCCCAACCAGTCCCCGACGCGAGTTCCCGCAAGAGCCTGTGTCTCATCAGGGTGTTCCGCTAAGATTCTCAGCAACCCCCTGCTACCTGAGACGAAGGGATCTGTGTGGCCGACATCCGGATCGGATATGCGCGCTGCTCCACCGACAAGCAAGACCTCACCGCCCAGCGGGACTACCTCCTCGGCGCCCGCGTGCCCGAGGCGAGCATTCACCTTGACCACGGCCTCTCCGGCAAGGACCGCGCCCGCCCCGCCCTGAACACCGCGCTGGCCCAGATCCAAGGCGCCCGCCAGGCCGCGCCCGACGACACGACCGTCACGCTCGTCGTGCCCAAGCTGGACCGGCTCGGCCGCTCGATCCGCGACCTCCACGACATCGCCGACGAGGTGACCAACGCTGGCGCCCGGCTGGAGTTCGCCGGCAAGGTCTACGACCCGGACGACGCCATGGACAAGATGTTCTTCAACATCCTCGCCACCTTCGCCGAGTTCGAGCGCGACCTCCTCGTCCAGCGCACCAAGGAGGGGATGGCCGTCGCTAAGGCCAAGGGGCGGCTCAAGGGCGGCAAGCCGAAGCTCGGCCCGGCCCAGCGCAAGCACATGCGCGAGCTGTACGAGGCGCAGACGCACACCATCAGCGACCTGCAGCAGGAGTTCAAGGTCGGCCGCGCAACCGTCTACCGCATCCTCAACGAGGCCTGAGCACGACGAAGCGCCCCCGCCCGCTGCCGGTTGGCAGCGAGCGGGGGCGTTCTCAGTCTTCGTCGTCGGCGGGTGGCAGGGGTGGCGGTTCACGGAACGGCCAGCGAGACAGGTGCAGCGGGGTGTCGGCTCCTCTTCGATCGGGGCCATGGCGGTCACCCGAGTCCGTAGTTGGCGACGAGCTGCTTGAGGCCGGGGGTGTCGCGGCTGGTGAACCTCCCGCCGCCGCTGCTGGTCGTGTAGCCACCGTGCGGCGAGCACATGAGGGGCAGGTAGCCGCCGGTCGTCTTCGCGCACTCGTAGTTCTCCACTACGCCGTCGCCGTCGAGGTCCTTGTTGGGGTGGTCGAGGCCGACGATGTGTCCGATCTCGTGGCTGACGGCGTTCTTGATCCTGGCGGTGTTGACCGTCGAGTTGGTGGAGAACCACGAAGACGTCGACCAGTATTCGGAGTCGATCCACGCCCAGCCGCCCCACGCCGCGTGGTCGTCGATCTGGCCGGGCCGGTTGGTGAAGCAGTTCCACGCGTGGCTCATGCCCTTGACGCCGGTGGGTCGGTACTTCACGCCGAGGATCAGGTGGTGTTCCTTCGGGCAGCTGCCTTCGGCGGGCGGCGTCTCGATCGTCGTGGACACCGTGAACTGGGTGCCGGTCACCGAGGTGAGCTGCGCGGCGGCGGCCTTCGCGTAGGGGGTGAGCCGGGTGCGTGAGGACGTGCTGGTGAAGGTGAAGACGTAGGGCTTGGGGCTGAGGGAGTGGATGCCGTCCTTGGTGGCGATCTTCCAGCCGGTGCCCGAGTAGATGGGGGTCGCGGCGTGCGCCCGGTCCGGCATCGCGAGGAGCAGCAGGGCGGCGAGGAGGACAGGCAGCGTGTGGCGTGCGCGGACGTGCATACAGGCTCCGGGAATGACGAAGCCCCCGCCGGGATCGGCGGGGGCTGTGGGCGTCTGGGTCAGGCCGGGATGTCACCGGCGTCGTACACCGGCGGCGGGGGCGGCTCGGGGTTGGCGACCGGCTGCTCCTCCAGTACGCCCATCTGCTCGAGCGTGCCGGCGTCCGCGGCGAACGGATCCGTCCGCGGCTGGGCAGGCGTGGGCTCCACAGGTCACACTCCAGTTCGATGGTCTTCGCGCTGGGCGCGCAGCATCAGCCGAGTCCGCTGCACCACGAGCAGGATCACGGCGGCAACGGCGATGCTGCGGACGCTGCGGAGCGCGGCCAGGACACACTCGTCGCCCTGCCACACCGTGGCCAGCACCGTGTACAGGCACAGCAGCCCGATGGCCGCAACGAACGCCATCTGGTTGCGGCCCACCTCGGACTTCCACCACGTCGCGGTGCGGTGGTAGGAGACGACGAACACGGCGCAGGCGAGAAAGCCGAGCGCCGACATGATCGCGTTCATCCAGGCGTCGACCCCCAGGTCTTTCATCGTGCTTCTCCTCTGCGGGCGCCGAAGGCTGCCTGCACCTTCTCCGCCCAGTGGTTCTCTATGCGGGCCTGCCGGATGGGGGCGACGGCCTCGCGGACGGCGGACCAGCGGTCCTCTACTTCCTGCCGAGCCTCGGTTGCCCGCTCCAGGGCGGCCTCCGAGTCGGTGGGCTCGCTGCGGTCACAGCCGTGTACGAGGCGTCGGATCCATCCGAGCATCGGCTGTCACCTCCCCCTCGTCCGCCTTCCCTGGTCCGGGTAGTGCGGTGAGGATGTGTCCGCCGAGCTTCGCCAGCTCGAGCAGTTCCTCGGTCTGGTCGTGTTCCTGCTTGCGGGCGGCTTCGGACTGGAGGAACGCCGACCGCCAGTTGTCGCGGTCGGCGATGACGTCCTCGTGGGTGCGTCTGGGGATGAGCCGGCCGGTGAGGATGAGGAGTATGACGAGGGTGAGGAGCGCGCCGAGTCCGGCGTCGCTTGCACCGATACCGAAGACCTCGCTCACCGCGCCCTCCCCTGTCGCCGATATGTGCACTGGTCAGAGAGCCGTCGGTCCCGTCTTGATGGGACTGGTGCGTTCGAGCTTCGTCTCGGGCACCGGGGCGGTGACCTTCTCGCGCAGCCACAGGGTGATGAGCGCGGCGATGGCGGCCATGACCTTGGACTGGTGGTCGGCGGACCAGTCGAGCCCGAGGCCGACGCACAGCGCCATGACGGCCTGGGCGAACTGCACGAGCATCGCGGCGAGCGCCCCGTTCTTCAGGACGATCGCGGTGATGACGCCGACGGCCGCGGCGGAGACCGCGTTGATGGCGGTCTGGGTGCCGGCGGAGATGTCGACTCCGAACGCCGACAGCGCCTGGAGGAACGCGGCGATGAAGCCGAGGATGTAGACCGGCTCTCTGCCGAAGATCTTCATGTGAGTCTCTTTTCGTGTTCCGGGTTACCGATCACAGCGGCCGGTTCTCCTCGTGGAGCTCTCGGCCATCCAGCGAGTTGTGGACCACAACCCATCCGACGGATCCGTCGTCGTGCTTAACCGGTCGCTCCTTGGGGCCGCACACGCAGGACGTTCCTGTGTCTTCGTGCTCGATCAGGTCGTTGATCGGCAAAACGTGGACGGTGCTCACGGCACGCCCGCTGCCTTGTCTGCGAGCCAGCGCCGGACGGTCTGGTTGTGTCGGGCGTCGGCGAGGGCGTTGTGCTCGCCGCTCTCCTGCTGGGGCAGCTCGTCCCAGCGGAGGCCGAGCCGCAGGCGTTCCTGTTGGATGTCGCAGGTGAACATGGGGACGCCCTCGGGGAGGTCGATCATGCGGCCCCAGAGCTGGGCGAGGGCTACGTGGTCATAGGCGCCGTAGTTCGCCCACAGCACGACGTCGGGTCCGGCGGCCTGGATGAAGGCAACTACGTCGTCCGCGATGTGCTCGCGCCGCTTCACGACCGGGTCGGCGTAGTCGAACAGCCAGGACTTCGGTACGTGGTTGCGCCGGTCTCCGTGCCCCTTGGGCAGGCTCGGGACGACGTTGTCCATCAGCCACTTGTGCTTCCGGATCTTTCGTACCGGCATGTCCCGGTTGACGGCGTAGTACTCGCGTCCGTCGTCGCAGACCATGCCGATGGAGATCAGCTCGATGGTGCGGCCGTCCTCCAGGAACTCAAGATCGTAATCGATCGCGGTCATGAGGAAGGCTGCCCGTTGACGTCGACGCTGACCTTGACGACGGCGTCCTTGATGGCGGCCTGTACAGCGGCGACGACCTGGTCGGTGTCGACGTTGGAGCCGATGAGCTGGGCGAGCTTGGAGATGGCCGCGGACTGGGCGGCCTCCTGCGTCAGCAGCTTCTGCAGCCGCTGGTCGATCCCCTTGAGGTAGCTCTGCGGCTGCCAGTTCGGGTTGGTCTTGGCGTCGGCGGCGTCGGCTGGCGCGGCGATGGCGTCGGTCTTCCAGACGGCGTCGAAGATGTCCTGCTTGGTCATGCCGGCCAAGGGGTCCTCCTGTGGAGCTGGGGCGGGGTTCTTCCAGGTGGGGTCGGCGGTGACGATGCCGCCTGGGTAGGCGGGGTAGCCGTAGCCGTACACGTAGGTGTCGCGGCGGGCGCGCTTCTTGAGGTAGACGCCGTCGCCCTCGGCAGAGCCGGAAGAGTTGGTGTTGCCCTCGACGGTGTAGATGAAGTCGCTGTCGTAGGCGTAGACGAGGCCGGTGTGGGAGCCGCCGCCCGGCCCGAAGAACACCTGGGCGCCGATCGCCGGATAGTCGGAGAACCGGTTCTGCTTCTTCCACCAGGAGACGCCGAGCGCGCAGGAGGCGGTGACCGGGTAGCTGCCCTTCGGCATGCCGGCTTCCTGGAAGCACCAGGCAGCGAAGGTGGCGCACCAGGCCTGGTAGTTGGACCATTCGAGGCCGGGGACGGCGGCGCTGTACTTCTGGTTGTTGTTCCAGTGGCCGCCGCTGTAGCCCTCGTGGTAGCCGACCTGGGATTTAGCAACGCGGATAACGTCGCCTGCGGTGCCGGTCATGCGCCCTCCTCCAGGATGCGGTCGGGTTCACCGCGGACGACGTCGCGTCCTGTGGTGGCGGGCAGTTCGGCGGCCTGTCCGGGGTCGCCGGCCGCCTCCGCGTACTGGTCTTCGGTGTCGTTCAAGAGCCCTCCCGGGCATGAAAAAAGCGCCCAGGGGCGCGGCGGAGAGGGGGGTGGCTAGAGGCTGACGAGGGTGCCGTTAAAGCCGATCCAGGGCGGGGTGACGGTGCCTTCGGGCTGGACGCCGGTTCCGATGACCTTGAGGAAGCCGTCGGTCTGGACGTCGAGCTTGAGGGTGATACGGGCGCTGGAGGCGTCCGAGCAGGGGATGACGATGGTGCGCAGCGCTGTCGGTCGGGCGGTGGTCGGCAGCGCCGAGCTGTTGACGATGCCCCCGTTGGGGATGGTCGTTCCGCTGTAGGTGACGTTGAGGCCGCCGCGGAACATCAGGGTGTCCTCGCCGAACATGTTGACCTTGCGGTACTGGAAGGTGCCGTTGCTGTTGCCGTTGTGGGAGAACCCGGACGGCAGGCCGATCGTGGTCCAGGACTGGGTGCCGGAGGCGATCGCCACCCAGGCGGTGCCGTCGTAGACGGTGAGCTGCTTCTCCGAGTTCAGCCAGGCCGCCATGCCGGCGACCGGTGAGGTGAGGGTGGCGTTGCGGGTGCTGGCGGAGGCGAAGCGCATCACCGTCTGGCCGGCGAGTTTCAGCAGGCCGTCGCCCATGACTTTGAGGTCGGGGACGTCGCCGTAGTCGAGGGCGGTGAAGCCCTGTCCGAAGGTGTCTGTGGTGGGCACGCGGCCCCCTTCCTAAGCGAGGCGGGTGACCCGCATGAAGCTGCCTTGCGCGAGGCGCGTGAAGACGGAGGCGCTTGCGGTGGATTGGGCCCACTGGATGGCGCACGTTCCGGCCGTGGTGGTGAAGATGGTCGCCTCCTCCAACGCCACGCATTGAAGGGTGTTGTCGTTGCGGCTGCCGTAGATGCAGGCGGTGGTGAAGCCGTGCACACCGAAGCGGCCGGTGCCACCAGACGATCCACTGGAGAGGATGACGCCCTGGTCGGGGCCGATCGCGCTGCGGTTGCCGCTGGCGCCCGAGGGCACCGTCCATGCGGTGCGGAAGCGGACCGCATCGGTGGCCGCATGGTGGAGGCGGAACTTGACGTGGTACGTCGCGTTGGCGTCCAGCTGCATCGTCAGGTCCGGGTCGTCCGCCAGCGTCGCCGTGAGCCGGTCGAGGTTGGCGGTCTTCCAGGCGTAGCGCGGCTGGCCGAGTGGGGTGGCCGCCGATGCGGGCCGGCCGGCCGCCCACCAGTTCCCGGTGCCGGACTGCACGAGCAGCACCTGGTCGCCGACGGCCGGCGACTGGTAGGTCTCCAGCCTGCGGGCGCGGATGCTGCCGACGTCGACGGTGCCGGTGGTGGCGCCGACGGCGGTGACGATGCCGGTCTGCACGTCGGCTCGGCGGACCTCCGGGTCGTCCCTGCCGGCCTGGGCCGAGGCCTGGGCGATGCTCTGGGCGACAGTGAAGCCGTCCATCAGGTGTCCTGCTTTCCACCGATGGTCTGGATGGTGATCGAGTCCAGGCCGAGGGAGATGGTGAAGCCCTGCACCTGCTGGAGTTCGCGGCGCCCGTCCTCGTAGGTGACGCGCAGGACGTCGCCCGGCTCCAGGCACGGGTTAGGCAGCGAGGTCAGCGAGACGGTCGCGTTCGGCTTGACCGCGTCCCGCAGCAGCTTGGTTGCCGCGCCCTGCGCCAGCGACGTGGTGATGAGCGTGGCCGACGAGTAGAACTTCGGGACCCGGCCGAACGGCCCGCTGACGTAGGTCGGGGATGTGGGGTCGGTGTCGGAGGCGGACCCGGACACCGGTGGGATGTTGTCCTCCGCGTTCTCCCCCGAGGCGACGACGTAGTTGTACATGCCGTCGCGCGTGAACGACCGCTCCGCGCTGATCAGCACGCCGGTCTCCCCCGCGTCAACGTCCCAGGCGACGGGTGCGGTGAGCAGGTCGGGGAGTTCGGCGATGATGAACTGGCCGTCCGCGTCCGCGTACACCTCGGCGCCGATTGCCGTAGCGCACTCCTGCACGGCGGCCCACCGGTCGCCTTGGACGTCCCAGGTCATCGTGCCGATCGTCGCGTCGGTGGCCCGGTTGACGACGACGGCGCCCGGCATTGAGTCCTGGATGAGGCCGGTGATGGCGGTGACCGCAGCCGTGCCGCCGCGGGTGGTGTATGGGGCGATGAACTTGTCGTCGGCGATGGCCGCTTCGAGCCCACTCCCGTTGATGGTGACCGGGCCCAGTGCTGGGTCGCCGCTGATGGAGTCGATGCGGAACAGCCCGAGCGGGACGGCTTCGATGGTTCCGTCGCCGTAGATGATGCCGCGCCGGATCAGCAGCCTGGCCCCGTACACGGCCAGCTGGTCGGTCGGGGTCATCGGCAGCAGGCTCACGTCCGGCACCGTCACCGAGCACGTGCGACGCACCGCATTGCTGCGGTCGACGGTCACCGAACCGTCCGTGTGGGGCAGGTCGACGACGACGCCGTCCGTGCGCATCAGCTGGACGCGCGTGTAGGGGACGTGGGATTCACGCAGCGTCGGCAGGAACCGTGTGGACGGCGCGGGATACACGGGCGCCTCCCCTCAGCTGTCTTGCCGCACGTTGATCGCCAGGTCCAGGACGGTCGCGTAGCGGGAGACCAGGCTGAGAACGGAGGAGTTCTCGATGCTGACGTCCCGGACCGTCCAGGTGGGCGAGCCGGCCATGGCTCCGGTGGGCCTGTCTACCTCGGTGAGTGGCAGCGTCCACTCGCGCCACTGCTCCGGGGCGTAGGTGCTGACGCGCGGGAACGCGGACTCTGCGACGGCCACGTAGACGTCGGACTCGCCCATGCCGGGCGCGGACTGCCAGAACAGGACGTTGCCGGTGGCGAGGAGGAAGCGCATGGCTTCCCGCTCATCGTCGGTTTGTGTCCACAGCACGAGTGAGCCTTCGCGTCCGGACCGCACGCCGCTGAGGACGACGGCGTTCTGCCGGCCGCGGACGCGGTAGGCCTGCTGGTCGATGGGCTGCTGCCAGTCCGGGGCCTTCTGCACGACTACTCGCATGTTGACGAGCGGCCTCAGCGGGTCCTTGAGCCACACGTAGTTGGCGTCGCCGGGGTCGAGGATGTAGGTGCTGGTGGTGCGGAATCCGGTGAGGGCGCCGGTGGTGGAGTCGTAGAACTCGATGCGATAGGAGAACTGCACCCCCAAGGGCGCTTCGTAGTCGGTGACGATGAGCGTGTCATCTGTCGTCGTGACCTGGCTGAGCAGCCCGGATGCGCCGCGCACGACGGACCTGGAGCCGTCTGCGAGGACCCGGTACACGGTCATGAGGCGGGGAACGACGATCTCCCGGACCACCAGAAGCACCGACGCCGAGTCGTCGTCGACTGTGATCGACTGCTGCGGCTGCACCTGATACAGGATCACCGTGTCCAACTGCAGCGTGCTGCTGGCGGCGGTCGCGGTGAGCGTGTAGTCGATCTGGGCGAACGCCGCGTTCGCCGGGGCGGTGAAGTCCTGCGACAGCGTCCACCAATTGCCGTCGGACGGGATCGCTGCCGACGTGCTGGACGCGGTCGTGATGAGCGTCGACGAGGCGTCGAACCACCTGATCGTGGAGGCGAGGGACCAGCCGCCCGCGACCCTCTTCGCGGCCACGTAGACCCGCCAGTTGACGCCGCCGGTCACCGCGTACATGCCGGAGCGGATGGTGCTGGCCGTCGCGGTGCTGCTGGTGACGGTCAGGCTGTATGTCTCCGTGAAAGCCTGCGCACCCCATGGCGTCGACCGGGCGATGGTGGCCACGCCCGAGTTGACCGTCCACGATCCGACGCCCTGCTCGAAGCTACTGTCGGCGTAGGTGACGGCGTTGACGTTCGGCAGGCTGCTGGTCGGGTTCGCGGTGCGAACCTTGATGACCGCTCCGTCGGAACGCACCGTCTGACCAGCCGTACCTGAGGTGATGCCGATGGCCAGGGACGCGGAGGCCGCACCTGCGGGGGCGACCGCGCTCGCGTACTGCCGGTAGATGGCCGTACCCGGGGCCGCCAAAGTCGACCGTGTGGCGGAGAGCTGGGTGCCGGAGGCGTTGTAGAAGCGGAGCTCCACCCAGACCGTGGAGCCGCTGGTGGGCGGCGCCAGGTAGGTGTAGGCGACGTACTCCACGCCGGGCGTGACTGCGGGTCGCTCCGTGCACAGGGCGGAAGCGTTGCCGTTCGCGGTGACGGTCAGCGTCAGCATCTCGCCGCCGCTGTAGTACCAGTCGACGGCCCAGCCGAACGTGGGCACCGTCCGGGACAGCGTGCAGTTCGTCTCCGCCGCCCACGACGTGCCGGAAATCTCGAACTGCTCCGCGTCGAAGCTGAGCAGGTTGCTCGCATACCGGAGCGGATAGCCGAAGTAGACGTTCTCGAAGTACGTGACCTGCCCGATCGCGGTCGCTGTGGACGACACCAGGACCTGCGCGCGGACGGCGCCGAGCGGGGCGGCGCCTCCGATGGAGATGCGGTGCCACGACGAGGAGGCGGAGTTCGTCGTCAGCGACCAGGTGATGCTGATCTCCGCGCCGGTGGCGTTCAGCCAGCGGATCCCGATCCGTTCCGGGATTGTCGTCGACGAGGCGTCGGCGAAAGCCCAGTACGTCTCCCCCATCCTCACCGCATACGAGGAGTACGTGCGGGCCTGCATCTCCCCGACGGCCTTCGCCGTCATGGCCACACAGCCGTCCCCGTTGCGGCCGCCCGACCCCAGGCTGAGCGTCGCATTCAGCTTCGCCGCCCAGCCCGAGGTGTTCGGGTCGATGGACTCTGTCGTCGAGCTGAGGAAGTTCCCGGGGATGGCCACGCGTCACCTCCTCGGACGAGCGTTGAGCGCGGTGACGAGCTGCTGATTGTTCTGCGCGACTACCTGCTGCGCCTCACCGCGAACCCGGCCCAGCCACTCGCCCGAGTCGAGGTACAGGTCGCCCTCGAAGCGGGACGGACCCGCTCCCCCGCCGGCTGCGAGGGAGGTGAGGGCGTTGGCCTGCTGGGTGGTAAACACGGGCTCCGGGCGGCCCGTGCCGTTGTAGGCGAGGTTGAGGCCCGGCTGGAGGTAGCCGCCCGAGTCGTACTTGCCGGGCTGGAAGCCGTACCAGGACCCGAACAGCTTGTTGTTGTAGCCGCGGGCGCGGGAGCCGACGACGACGCCATCGCCGCCGCGAGACTCGACGTTGGTCTTGCCGAGCGTGCCCGCGGTGTGGCCGACGCCCGCATTCGTGATGCCGATCTTGAATGCGGAGTTGCCGTGGTAGACCCAGCCGGGAGGCGCCGTCTTCCCGGAGAACGCCATCGTCGCCCAGCGCCGGTGCGGCTTCTGCCCGCGGATGACGGACTCGATCGCCGACATGAACCCGGAACAGTCCCACGAGGGGTTGCCATTGCCCGCCCACTGGTAGGGCTTGCCGGCCTGCGTCTTCGCCCACTTCAGCGCCGCCGCAATCCGGGGTCCGCCGATCCCTCCGGCGCCCTTCTTGTCGGCGTCCTTGGAGTAGCCGAACAGGGCGTCGATGATCTTTGTGGGAATGCGGCGGACCAGCCGGCCGAAGCCGGTGTCCATGCCCGGAAAGTTCTTCAGCAGCGGGTCGACGACGTTCTTTACGCCGGCCCGCGCCGAGGCCTCCAGGGTGTCGGACAGCCAGGACGCACCCTTCTTCACGGTGTTCCAGATGTCGCTGCCGGCGCCGGCCACCTTGTTGGCGGCCTTGCCGATCCACCCGAAGATGCCGCCGTCCGCGAACGACTGCACCACGCCGCCGCCTGCGTAGCGCAGGGAGCGGTCGGTGGACGCTGGGGCGCTGCCGCCGAACACGGGGGCCAGGGCCGCCTTGACGCCCTGGGCGCCGCGGGAGCGGGCGATGGAGTTCATCGTGGAGACGAACCCGGTCCCAACGGCCCGGGTGAACTCGGGCCGCATGATGGCCTCGCCGCCGGACAGTTCCAAGGCGCCGCCGGTCGGGGACAGGAACTTGTGGACGTCCCGGCCTGGCGTGTAGCCGGGCATGACGCCGCCGGAGGCGAACTTGAAGCTGTGGAGCTTCGGGGCGCCGAATGCGGATGCGACCTTGTTCCAGACGCCGACGATGCCGTTGTTGTAGACGGTGTCGACGATGAACTGGACGGGCTTCTTCGCGACGTCCTTGACCTTGTCCCAAGCGGTTTTGATGGCGCCGACGGCATCGTGGAAGACGCCACCGAGGCCCTTGATGATGTTCTTCCAGCCATCGAAGATCGGCTTGATGCCGTACTTCCACGCCTTCTTGCCGACGTCAACGATCGCATCGAAGGCGGGCTTGATGGCGTTGGTGTACAGCCAGGAAGCCCACTTACCAATAGTCTTCAGGCCCTCCCAGAAGGCCTTGAACAGGGGCTTGAGGTAGGTCTCCCACATGGCCTTCGCGGCGGCCACGGTGAAGTCGAAGGCGGGCTTGATGGCGTTCGTGTAGAGCCACTTCGCCTTGTCGCCGATCTGCTGGAAGACGGGCTTGAAGACGTTCGTCCACAGCCAGCGGGCGATGGAGGCGATGGCGTCGAACGCCGGCTTGATGGCGTTCGTCCACAACCACATGGCGATGCCACCGAGGATCTTGAAGGCGACGATCGCGGGCAGGATGAACGCGACGACGATCGCCGTGATCAGGATGCGTGCCGCGAGTGAGATCGCATCCCAGGCGGGCTTGATGGCGTTCGCCCACAGCCACATCGCCCACCGGCCGACCATCTGGACGGCCTGCACGATGAACCCGAACACCGGCTTGAGGACGTTGTTCCACAAGAACAGGGCGCCCGTCTGGATGGCCGCCCACACGCCCTGCACCAGCGCCCGGAACCAGCCGAAGCGGTTGTAGGCGTAGATGACCGCCGCGACCAGCACGCCGATCAGGAGAGCGATCCGGATGACCGGGTTCTGGCTCATGACGAAGTTCAAGATGCCCTGGGCGATCGCCCACAGCTTCGTCGCAAGGATGATCCCGTAGATCAGCTGGATCATCCACGGCGCCTTGTCCGCGATGATTCCGATTGCTTCCGCCAGGCCGCCCAGCAGCGGCAGCAGGACGTCGGAGATCGGGCCGAGCGCCTTGCCGACGTTCAGGAACGCGGTGAAGATCTGGCCGAGGACGCGGGCCAGGACCGGACCGTGCTCCGCCGCATACGACAGGAACCGCTCGAACTCCGGGCTGCCCTTCAGGCCAGTGGCCCAATTCGCGAACCGGCCCGTGATCCGCTGCAGCGTCGACGAGATGCCGCTCATGTGGGGCAGGAAGGCGTCGATGATGCCCGCCATCCCCTTTACGACGTTCCCGAACGCCACCCCCAAGCCGGTGATCGCGGGGATAACGCTGGTCTGCAGGTCCTTCTTGAACCCCTGCCAGAACGGCGTCTTCACCTGCGCCGAGGCGCGGTCCTGCAGTCCCTTGATGGCCGTGGCCGCCGCCCGCACAAACGGCGTCAGCGTCGGCAGCGTGTTCCGCAGACTCACCAGCGCCCGCGTAAAGATGGGCATCACCGCGGGCTGCAAGCTCTTCGACCAGGTTCCGAACGCGGTCCGCAGGTCCAGGAACGCGTTCAGCGTGTCCCGGGCCGACGGGGTCAGCTTGTCCAGCGCCTGCTGGTACTTGGACTGTGCGATGGCAGCCTGATCGACGCCCCCGGCCGCCGACTGCGACGCGGAGGCAATCTGACGCTGCGCGGATGCCACCGAATCCGCCGCGTTCTGCTGGGCCACCGCCACGTTCGCGGTCGCCTCCGAGACGCGCTGCTGCGCCTCGGCGACCTGGCGGGCCGTCTCCACCTGCGTGCGCGCCGCCTCAGCCTGCGCATCCCGGACGGCCTGCTGCTGGTCGGCGACGTTGCGCTGCGCCTGCGCGAGACGGTCTTGGGCGTTCTTGTAGGTGTCGGTGCCCTTGACGCCTGCCTTGTTCGCGGAGTCTGTCTCCGTCTTCAGGCGCTGCGTCTCGGTGGTCTGCTCCTTGAGCCGCTGCACCGCCTGGTCGTAGGCGAGCAGCGCCTTTTGCTTGTCCAGCTCGGTCGCGTTGGCGTTCTTCAGGACCGCGTCCCGCTGCGCCGTGGCTTCCTTCAGCTGGATTTCGGCGTCTCGCTGCGACAACTGGGCGTCGGTGAGCCGGTTGTTGAGGTCTTCTAGCTCCTGCACGGCCTGCTTGCGGGCGGCGGTCAGGTCGAGCTGGGCCTGCTTCGCTGCGGTCTGGGCGTCCGCGAGGGCGCGTTCGGCGTCCTGTACCCGGCGGGCCGCCTCCGCGTTGCGCTGGGCGGCCTGGGCGGCGGCGTCGGCGGCAGCCTGCTTGGCCTGCTTGACCTGCTGCTGGGCCTGTGCGATCTGGCGGGCGCCGTTGCGCTCGGCCGTCGCCAGAGCCTGCTGCGCGCCAGCCATCTGCAACGCCTTCGAGGCGCCCGACGAGTTGGCCTGCCCGCCACGGAGAGCCGAGTTCGTGGCGGCGTCCTGGGCGGCCTTCTGCGCTTGCAGCACGGTGCCCATCTGCTTGAACGCAGGGATGGCCACCAGCGCGATCGAGCCGACACCCGCAGCCGCTGCGGAGCCCGCAGCGGCGATCGCGCCCAAGCCGGCCGCGATGACCGGCAGCGCTGGCAGGATCGCCGGCCCCAGCGCGAGCGCGGCGAACACCAGGCCGTTGATGCTGGCCGTTGCCGAGGAGGCGTCGATGTCGACGTTCTTGCCGTCGACCGCGTCGACCTCGGCCCGCAGGGCCGCCAGCTGGGCCAGTGCGGCGGCGGTGTCGGCGCGGACCTGGACGTTCGGGTGCTCGGCGCCCAAACGGCGCAGCCGCGCCTCCACGTCCGTGATCTCAGCCAGGGCGGTCGCCGCGTCGACGTCGATACCGATGCGCTTGCCCGACAGCGTCTCCAGGCGGGCCCGCAGCCGGGCCATGTCCGCGTCGAAGCCGGTCGTCGACAGGCCAACGTCCGCCTTCGGCAGCGAGCGGAAAGCCGCCTCCAGGCGCGCCTTCAGCGACCGGGAGAACGCGCCCGCCGTCTCATCGCCCTGCCGGGCCGCGGCCGGGCGCGCCGCCCGACCACCGGCGTTGATGCCGTCCCGGACCGCGGTGGTGAGCTGCGAGGCGATCTGCTGGCCGATGATGCGGCCGACCTCGTCACCGATCTGCCCCGCCGGCCCCACCAGAGCGGCGCGGAGACGGCCCTCGATGCCGCGCGCGTTGGGTACGACATCGACCTCGACGGAACCGACGGAGATTGCCACCGGGAGCCTCCTCCCGGCGCTACGCGGCGCCCCCGTTGATCAGCTGGAACAAGCGGTCGGCACTGGCATCGGTGAGCTTCGCCTTCGGCCGCGGCGGCTTCGCTCCGGGCCGGCGGATCGGTTCGGGCGGCGTCGGCCGCTGCGCCTTCTTCGAGGTGTTTACGCAGATCAGCACGTACTCCAGGCGGGCCACCCGGTCCGCGACGACGGCGACGAGCTGCTCCAGCTGCGACCAGCGGGCCTTCTCCGGGTCGCCGCCCTCCGCCTGCGCGGCCAGTTCCTCGTCGGACATGGCGTTGCGCAGGGCTGTCCACGTGTGGGACTCGGGCGGCAGGTGCTGGATGATGACCCGCAGCCGCCGCCACGACATCCGTCCCCGGTGCACGTCGAGGACGTCGAGACCGCGGTCGAGGAGGTCGGCCTCTACCGATTCCGCGTGCTCCGCGAGGACGGCCGCGGTCCACTGGATTTCCCCAGGGCCTCCCCTGAGGCGCGGGAGGCGGCCTCGGCGAACTTGCCGATGCCGTCCGTGGTGGGGTCGAGTTCCTCGTAGATGTCGTAGTCGTCCTCGTGGAGGACGCCAGCGAAGAAGCCGTCGAAGTCGCCCTGGTTGAGGCAGCGCAGGGCGGACGCGCGCCAGCGCGTGGCGGGCAGCGTCCGGACGTCCTTGGTGACGCCGTCGAAGCCGGCGAGCGGCACGGTGACGTACTCCTGCTCGTCCGCTTCGGTCTCCTGGGCGCGGGCGGCTTCGATCTGTTCCTTGGTGGCTGGCATGGCGCGGGCCTCCTTCGTTCACGGCGCGGGCAGTACGGGGTGAGGTGGACGGGCCGGGCCCGCGCCGACGGTTCGCGGCCCGCCCACCAGCTCAGGACCCGGTGTAGGCGGGCGTCGCCGGGAGCTTGTCGGTGTGGTAGACGGTGTTGCCCGCGGCGTCCGGGTAGGCCGTGACGGTGATCTCGTAGCCGGACATCTCGTCCTGCTTGAACGTGACGTCCGAGCGGTCGGAGATCTCGCCCTGGGGGACGTAGAAGCCGCGGGCGGTGTCGCCGTCGAACACGGCGAACCACCACGAGCGGCGGTCCGGGGTCGGGGAGGCGGTCTCGGCGAACGAGGTGATGCCGCTGACACCGTCCGGGTCGAGGTCGGCCGCCGGAATCCGGTACATGATCGACTGGACGGCGACGCGGGCCGTCTCCCACAGCGTCAGCTGGAACGTCCGCACACTCTTGGTGATCTGCGTGCGGAACGGCGACGTCAGGCCCCACGGCGTGAACTCCTGGGAGTCCTCGTCGAAGCCGTAGACGAGACCGTCGTCGGAGATGGCGCCGAGCGGCTCCCACGGGGAGACGGGCTGCGTCAGCGGCGACGTCGGAGCGGTGGTGCCGACGGCCGCCACCCAGCCGCCACCGTTGGCGCCGATGACAGTGAGGTCCGCCGCGCGGGTGATGTTGACCATTGGGTCTCCAGACATGCGAAGACCCCGCGGCAGGCGGGGTCGGGTTACGGGTCCGGCGCGGGCCCAGCCGGTCAGGAGACCGGGTGACAGTAGATCTCGTAGGTCGCTCCGACACGGCGGAGCGCGGTGTTCTCGTAGGGGCGGACAGCGGGCCGGGAGATGGTGCCGGTCCGGCCGAACACGGCGTGCTCGGTGACGCTGCCGCGCAGCCGGGTGAGGACCCAGCTGCGAATGGTTGCGGCCAGGGCGATCGCATCGGCGCGCGTGGAGTGGTAGACGTCAATGTCGACAAACGGCCGGTCCAGCCGGAACCCGTCGTCATCCCCGCCCGCCACCTGCACCTGCACCGTGGGAAGCTCGTTGGCCAGGTTGTTGTCGAGCTCGTCGCGGACCACGACGCCATCGCCCAGGAAGGCCCGCAGGGCGACCATCACGGCCAGCTCGACGTCCACAGATCCGACGTCAGCCATCAGCCGCCGCCCGCCTGCGCCGCCCGCAGCAGCACGTGATGCGCGGGCACCCGCTCCGTGCCGTACTCCACCCAGCGGGCGTAGTAGGCGCCGTTACGGACATAGGCCACCGCGCGATCCCTGCGGCGCCCGCCCCGCTTCGTGCTGTCGGTGCTCCAACTGGCCTTGTACTCGCCCGGATGCGGGTCGCCGGGACCGCCCACCGGGGACAGGGCCACAGCCGCAGACTCGATCTCCTGGGCACGGCGCACGAGATCCGCTCGGATCATCTCCGACCGCAGGAGCTCACCCACGCCTTTGCGGTTCATCTTGAACCGTGCTGCCATAGCCCCTCCTACAACTTGCACACCAGGGGGCGGACATGGACGTGAAGGGCGTGCTCGGCACCATCAGCTTCGACGGCGAATGGGTCACCATCACCAAGACACCCGTCGGCCAGCGGCCGGCACCGGTCAGGCTGCGCGCCGCAGACATCACCGGCACCCGGTACAAGCCCGGCAGTCGGCTGTTCCACGGCTACGTGCAGTTTCTCCTCCCGGGCAGCGTCGCCGCCGGAGAGAAGGGCGGGCTCGCGCACGGCGGCAGGCCGCCCTACGAAGACCCCAACAGCCTGTCCATCCCGCGCAAGAGCAACGACGCAGCCGAGAAGCTCGTCGCCGCCATCGAGCAGGCCCGCGGCTAGCCGGTCACCCGGTCCGCGGCGAACTGCACCGGGCCGCGGGTGCCGGTGAACGGGGAGCGTCCCCAGTCACCCGGCTCGCCCGTGACCTCGCAGACAACGCCGCGGACCCGGGCCCTGTCCGTGGTGCGCAGCACGGTGCCCGCCGGGGCGTACACCGTCCAGCCGACCACGACCGTGTCCCGGCCCTGCTGCTCCGAACCGCCCACCTGCGGGGACGACTCGCGCGGCGTGACCACACACCCGGGCACGTCGAACGACTCGTCCACTCCGGGCAGCGGATGCCCGCGGTCGTCCCGGCCCGGCGAGGCGCCCGTGCGCAGGATCCGCACCGTCTCCCCGAACGGGTAAGGGCCGGGCATCTACACCCACCCCCAGCCCGGCTCGTACTCCAGGCCCGGACCGTAGTCGTCGTCGACCGGATAGGTCGGCGACGGGTCCGCGGTCGCTGGCGTTGGGTTCACGGTGAACGCTCCACCGCGCCCGGCCAGGGACTTGAGCGCGGTCTTGTCGGCCTTCGTCAGATACAGGCCGCCAGAACCCTGCGGGCGCTGCACCGACATGGGGCCGATCGTCTCGTAAGAGACGGCCTGCGGGTTGACGTAAGCCCGGCCGGCCACCGACAGCACCACCGCGGTGGCGCGGTCCGGCAGCGGCTTGACCACCGTCTCGCACAGGGCGACCGCCTGCGTCAGCAGCAGATCCGCCCGGTCGCCGTTGATCTCCGGCAGGTCCAGGAAGAGCGCCAGTTCCTCGGCGGTTGGTGCCACGAACGTCATCGCCGCCTCCTAGGCCAGGGCCTCCACTGCATCGCACCAGGCGGCCAGTTCGTCCGTGGGATCCAGTTCCGCCGACCGTGCCCGCGCCCGCTTTGACGCCAGCCGGTACTCGGCGGGCTGCAGGAGCTTGCGCAGCACCGCCTCGTAGCCGTCGATGTCGTTGCGGTCGACGAACACGCCCGCCTCGCCCAGCGACTCACACAGGCCCGGCGTCGGGTGCGCGACGACCGGGATGCCCGAGGCGAGCGCCTCACAGCCCGCCCGGCCCCACGACTCATACGAGGAGGGCATCAGCAGGACGCGGGTCTTGGCGTACACCCGCTGCCGCATCTCCGAGCCGGGCACCTGCTGCAGCACCTCAACGTTCGGCAAGTCGGGGAGGATCTGCTCGCCGTAGGCGCCAGCCACCGCCAGGAACTCGGTGTCGGGCATCCGGCGGGCCAGGGCCTCCAGAACCTTGCCGCCCTTCTCGACGTTGCAGTTGACCAGCGTCACCTTCGAACCCGGCTTGGTCCGGTACTCATCAGCGAACACCGGAGGCCGCACAATCAGCGTGCGCGCCGGCCGGACGGCCTTCGGGTACTCCGCGTAGAACAGCTCCGCCTCACGCTGCATCCAGTGGGAGTTGAGCACCGCCAGTGCCACACCGCCGGAGGCGATGTCGCGGAACGTGGGCCGGTGCGTGTTGTGGCAGATCGCCACCACCGGCTTGCCGTAGCCGCGGGCCAGCGCCGACGTCGACGGCACGTTCTCCAGGTGGGACAGGAGGACGTCAGCGGTGCGGACCGCGGTGGCGAAGTCCAGCCGCGCCTGCAGCGGCACCACGTGGACGCCGTCGAGGTCGTAGGGCTGGCCGTCGCCGGAGTAGCGGGACAGCCACACCTGCACGTCGTGGCCACGCTCGACGAGCGCCCGCAGCATGCTGTGCGCCATCCACTCGGCTCCCGCGTTGTGCTGCGGCGGGTAGCCGTGCAGCCGGGCGATGATGCGCATCACCCGGCCCGCACCAGCGGTCACGAGGCTCCGGCGGTCGCCACGTACCGCACGAACGCCTCCTCGTCACCGAGGACGAACCCGTAGTACGCCTCGGCGAGCAGGAGGTACAGGTTCTCCTGGAACGCGAAGTGGACGCCGCCGTCCTCGTCGACGTAGCCAGACTCCTGGCTGATCTTGACCGTGATGTCCATGCCGACGCCGTAGGCCGCCTGCGACCAGTCGCCACCGACCGCCCGCAGGCCAGAATCCACAGAGGTGGACTGGCGGCGCAGCTTGCCCGAGACGCTGCGCGAGTAGGCGACCGGCTCGCCGACCAGCGTGCCCGCCAGCGCCGCACCCGTACCCGGCTGGGTCGTGTCGACGAAGATGGGCTGACCGGTGGTGTCGGTGGCCTTCAGCAGCTTCGGCTTGAGCCGGTTGTCGGCGACGGTACCGGTGTAGTCCCAGTCGTCGTCGACGATGAGCTCCTGGCCGTTGACCAGGTCGGTCCAGATGCCGCCCGTGGACTGGCCGGTCGTGCCCAGCACGACCTCCTTGGAGGTCGCCGCCAGGTAGTCCGCGAACGGCCCCGTCGCGCCCTTCATGGTCCGGCCGTGGATCGCGGCCATGTCGAAGGCGCGCGCGAAGGCCGTCGGCAGGTCGTTCTGCAGCTGCGCCCACAGACCCGCCGCGTTGGAGCGCACGACCTCCATGGAGACCGGGATCAGGACGGCGACCTTCTTGCCGGACATCTCCTTCACGGCAACCCCGCCGCTGCTGAGCGGCTTCTTACCGCCCTCAGAGACCCAGTCGGCGGTCGGCACGTCGAGCGGGACCGGCACCGCAGTGTTCGCGGACATGGCCAGCGGCACCCGGCGGGCCAGGCTCATGACGGCCGACTGCTCGACGGACTTCTCGAAGATCGGTCCCGTCAGGGTCGGCGGCAGGAAGGTCGGATCGACGTCCGACAGCTTGATGGGCGGCGTGGCTGCCATGGCTTACCTCTCTCAGTGGCCCCTCCCAGGGAGGGCCCTCTCTAGGAATGCGGTGAACTCAGCACCGGGGTCAGAAGGTGATCGGTGTCCGTTGCCGGAGGAGCCCTGCGTGCGATCCGCCCTCGGAGCGCGCGGAGAGTTGTCGGCAGGCTTGGCGAGATGCGGCTTGCGCTTGAGCAGCTCGGCGAGCCCGGAACGGATGCCGTCCGTGTCGATGTCGCCGTCGTCGTTGACGAAGCCGTCCAGGTCGAGGAATGCGTGCGCGTCGTCCGGGTCGGCGAACTCGGCGGCCGCCAGCGCCCGCACCTCCGCCCGCACAGCCCGCTGCTGCACGGCCTTGAAGCGGTCCTGCGCCGCGGTGAGCTGCTCGCCCAGCCGCTGCGCCTCGGACTTCTGCGCGTCCTCCAGCTCCTGCGCCTTCTTGGCCAGGGGCTCGAGCTCGCCCGCCTTCGTGCGGTACTTGGCCGCCTCACGGCGCAGCTTCTCGATCTCCTTGCGGGCTGCGTCCGGATCGGCCCACGGATCGGTCGGCTTCTGCTCCGCCTCCGGGGCGGACCCAGCTTCCGGCGTCTCCTGTTCGACCTGCTCGGTCTCCTCGTTCTCGGGCATGGTGAAGTGGCCCTCCAGGGGCGATACGGCCGCCTCCAGGGCAGCCAAGGGGGTTGGTCAGTTCGAGCCCGGCAGCGGATTGCTGTCGTGCTCAGCGAGCGCCCGCCTGAACAGACGGAGCTGATCGCCCGAGTGGCCCTGCGCGTACTCGCGGTACAGCCGGTCCCACTCCGCTGCATGCGGGGACAGCTCGAACCGCTGCCCCCGGAACACGGGGATGATCGTGCAGTGGCAGTTGTCGTGGAACTTCACGACGCTCGCGTCCCCGCTGAACCGTTCGTCGGCCTCCCGGCCAGCGGTCTGCGCGTTCTTGTACACGGCCCCACGCGAGGCCATGAGCTTGCAGAACGAGCAGCCACCCAGCGCGGCGGCCCGGGCGTAGGCGACAGCGCCGCGGTCCTGCCGCACCGCCTGCCGCACCGTATCCCGGCCCTGGTCCGCCGTCAGCTTCTGCGCGACCATCTCGGCCTTCTTCATGGCCTGCTCAAGCCGCACATCCAACGGCTCCCGCTGAGCCACCGACGCCGTCGCCTCATCCCGCGGCCACAGATCCTTCGTCGCCCACCGCAGGCCGGCCGCAACCTGCTCCGCCGCAGGGCCCTCGGCAGGGGCGGCCGTGAAGCGGCCTGCCACGCCGGCAGCAGCCCGCTCAGCCTCGTAGAAGGCGATGGCCAGCGTCGCCGACGTGGCCCCGTACCGGTCGACCACCAGCCGCACGGCATCGATCCAGTCCGCGACCGACTCCTGCAAATTCGCCGCCCTGATCAGGCGCCGCAGGGTGCGCATATCCCGCACCAGGAGCCGGGTCAGGCCGATCTGCGCGGTCCGATACCGGGCCACGGCAGCACTGCTATCCGAGACCCGCGCCGCCACCGGTCACCTCCGCCGCCGCAGGCAGCTGCGCCGACTGGTCACTGAGCTGGGCAAGCCGGTCCATGAGCTGGCTGCCAGCCGCCGCACCGGCGGTACGCTGCCGCTCGATCGTGACCCGGCGCCGCTGATCCTCAGTCAAGCCGGCCATCTCCAGCGCCACATCCGAGTCGGCAGGCAGGATGCCGGTCGTGACGAGCTTGGTGACCGCGTCGACCTGGGCGGCGATCGTCGGCGTGGCCGGGTTGCGCCACACCGTCTCAATGCGCCGCTCCTTCGGCGGCGGCTCGCCATCCCGGAACCACAGCGCAAGCCGCATCGCATCCCGGTGTGTCGCCGAGAAGCGGCGGATGCGCCGTTCCGCCTTCTTGATCTGCGCGTTGTCGGCGTAGCGGATCGCGTCCGCGCTGGCCGGGTTGTCGCTGGTGTAGCCCAGGACGTGCGGGGCCACCGACAGCTGCGACGCCATGATTCGCGCGTACAGGTCGATGATTTTGGTCTGCCCGGAGGGGTCATGGGCCGTGAACGCGCCCACCGTCGGCACGTCGCCGTTCTCGTCCCGCTCCAGCGCCAGAACCCGGCCGATGTACGTCTCCCAAGCCGATTTCGTGTTCCCCTCGGCGTCCTGGAAGGCGCTCTCGGAGGCTCCGAGGATGTAGCGCTGTGGGGCGCCGAAGAACTCCGCCGCGACCTCGATGCCCATCAGGCGTCGGCAGGCCGCATCCGTGATCGACATGACCTCGGGGGTGATCTCCGACTTGCCGACCCGGTCCGCGGTCCGCTGCCGGTTCGCCATCCGCAGCACCGGCACCATGCCCAGGTTGTGGATGTCCCGGTCGAAGACCTCCCACCCATCGGTGGTCTCCGCCGCGTACACCGTCTGGTCCTGCAGGTACAGCGTGACGATGCGGACGCCGTCCTCGACGGACTCCCGCAGGGCCGCCGTCGCCATCCGCAGGCGCGCATCCCAGAACATCGTCATGTCCAGCGGCGACTCGAACGTGATGAGCGGCGGATCGCCCTCCTCGCCCGAGCCGACCGCCACGTACTCGCGGCCGTAGGTGAGCGCATCCAGGTGAGCCAGCGAGGCTTCGTCGTACAGGTCGTTCGACTCGGCGATCTCCTCCAGGTCGGAGGAGTCTGCGCCGTCCGCCCACCGGAACGCCTCCAGGTCCAGGCGCTGCTCCAGGGACTCCACGCCGATCCGCGGCCAGCCAATGACCGTGTGCAGGCCTTTGAGTTGCGGCGGGATGGAGATCCCCAAATCGCGGATGATCTGTTCGCCGTTGAAGTACGCGTCCAACAGCTCCAGCCGGAACCGGCACGAAAGCAGGTCCGTTCGCAGCGCCGTCAGCAGGCTCAGCTCGTCATCCGACAAGAACGTCAACGGCAGAGTAGGGATGGCCGTCGTCACCGCAGCACCACCACCCGTCCCTTACCGCGCGCCCTCGAGCGCTTCGCCCAAGCCGGAGAGTTCATCACCATGCGACGCAACATTCGGGCCCCGATCGCACACACCGCCAAGTCGACCTTCCGCGCCGACTCCCGATGCTCCTTGCCGATCGTGTAACCCCACGCATTCGTGCGCCGACGGGCGTTGGAAATGTGCTGCCGCAGCACCTTGTGCCCGTCATGCGGCACCAGCCGCTCCAGCACGTCCCGGTAGAAGCGGTCCACCGCCTCCGTGAACACCTGCTGGTTCTTCGAGTTCCGCATGTCCCACAGCACCGCGTGCTGCCGCGGGCCACTCACGACCGCCTTCAACTGCAGGCGCCGGCCGTACCGCTGCGCCCACGCGTCGATGAAGCCGTCCCAGTATCGTTCGCCGTCCGCATCGTCCTGACCGGCGCCCGGGTCGGCGAAGAACGCCAGCGGCTTGTAGCGGGCGAAGACCTGGTCGACGACGCCGTCCACCTCATCCCGCGGAACCCGCCAGGGCCGGTCGCCCGGCCAGTTCGCCGGCCGCTGCCACACCCCGAGCGTCTTCACGAAGCCGTCCGACAGCCGGCAGCCGACCAGGCCAGTGGCGTCGTCGCTCTTGGAGCCGTCGAAGAACAGCACCAGCTCGTCGCCGTCCTCCAGGTCCAGGCCATCCTTCGGGTTGGCGTCCCACTCGTAGCGGGCCAGGAACGCATCCTCCGCGGCCACGATCTGGTTGAACCAGAACCGGCGCGACCGGCTTGGTGGATTGCGGACGTCGAGGATCGACGCCTTCAGCCGGTCCACGTCCAGCCACACCGAATCCCCGCGAACCGCCTTCAATGTCGGGACGATCCACGCCTCGGTCAGCTTCGCCTCCGCCGGAGCCTCCAGCGAGTCGTAGAACAGACCCGTGTCCACCGCGCGGCCGGACTCTGCCGACTCCCATGCTTCCCGCGTCCGCTCCGCAACGGACTCCTCGCCAGGCTCGTAGGCGTTCGTGTTCGCCAGCGTCCGCGCCTGACCGTCCGCGCTCTTGGTGGCGTTGCGTTCGATGACCGCGGCCATCTCGTGGCCCTGGTTCGACTCCACCCAGTGGTGCGTCTCCCCCAGCGACACGAACGTCGGCCGGCCACCCTCCAGCGCCCGCGGCGACGACGTCACCGCCTCGATGCGGGCCCGGCCCTTGTCGGCGTAGATGATCTCCTTGCCGAGGTCGATGCGGTACTCCTCGATCGCCCTCTTCGACAGGATCGACGGGAACAGCGTCATCGTGTTCCGCGTCTGATCCTGGCTGACGGCCGCGATCTGCACCCACGCCGCCGGATGCTGCACCCCCAGCGGCTGACCGGCCGGCACGCCCCACTCGTTGCCCTCGTCAGCGACCTTGCCGAACCGGCACGGGCCGACGAACTCGAACGCCGACCAGGTGGCGATGAGCGGGTCCTTGCCCCAGCCCTTCAGTCGCTGGATCACTCCGTCGCGCCACAGGAACCGGTTCGTCGCCGGGTCCATCGCGTACCACCACAGCGTCAGCCGGGCCTGCTCTGCGGTGTACCGCCACGGAGCGCCGACGTAGTGCTGCAGGTAGGTCGCCGTCCACGCCAGGCAGTGCCAGCCCAGCGTGAACTCCGGCAGCAGGAACCGCCCGTCCGGGCCGCGCTTCCACGTCGGCCCGATCGTGAACGGCTCGACGACCTCCGGGACTTCCTCGTCAGCCACCCGCGAGGTCACGGTAGGCATCCAGCGGGCTCACGCTCGCCAGCTTCGGGCCCGCCGGCTTCCGCTCCAGCTCCATGCGAGCGCGGCGGCGGTCACCCTCGGTCGTCAACAGGCTCGTCATCACACTGTTCAGCGCGGCCACATACTGACCGTTCGGCGGCCGATCCGACGACAGGCCCCGGGACATCAGCTCCGCCGCGTACCGGGCCATCGCCCAGTCCGACGGCTCGTAGAACGCGGCCTGGCCCGACTCACGCAGGGACAGGTACCAGTCGACGGCGATCTCGTGCCAGTTCGGATCCGGATCGGGCAGCTCGGGCAGATCTTCCGGCGCCCCTGCCGGGGCCTGCGTCAGCTCGGGGCCATCGTCCTTGTTCCGGCGACGGCGCTCCTCACTTCGCTTCGGAATCGGTCCATGTGCGCCCATGGCGACCTCCAGGGTCAAGGCGCGCCACCAGGGCGCGCAGGGGCGGGAAACAACGAGCCCCGCCCGAGCGCCACCAGGGCGTCAGACCAGCGAGGCAATCACGCCGGCCGCATCATGCAGCTCGGCAAGCTCCAACGGGGTCCCGCTCACGCGGTCACCAACGATGATGTAGCGGCGGTCCGAGTACACCTCGACCGCCAGCTCGTTGCGGCGGATCCGGCGGCCGGCCGGGACCTCACCGCGGAACCACAGATGCAGTCCGCTGCCCGACCGCCCGCGCTCCATGTACGTCGCGGGCAGCGCGTCCACGATCCGCTGCGCCCACGGCAACACCCGGCCGTCTTCGACCGCGTGGTCCAGGTCGACAACGACGATCCGGTCCGAGGCGGTCAGTACGAAGCCGACACCCTCGCCCGCAGTGGCCTTCGCTGCTGCGGCGAAGTCGGACCACGAGGACGGGTCCTGCACCGAAGCGAAGCGGCCGTCGATCCGGAGCGGCACCTTCTTCGCCGAGTACCGCACCCAGCGCGGACGGGCTGTCAACTCGGCCGGGATGCGCGCGGCCTGCTCGGCCGTCACCCGATCCCGCTCCGCGCGCCGCCGCTCCCGGTACGCGGCCTGCCGGCACGGCGACGAGCAGAAGCGGGCATCGGCCCGGGCCATCAACTGCAGCGGGCCGGC